ATGATAACAACGAAACTATACTTAGATACAAGAGCGGTCAAGGACGGAGAGCCTGCACCGCTCAAAGTTGCCATTACGAAGAAGCGACAGGCAGCTTATATTCCTCTTGGTGTCAAATTGAAAAAGGAACAATGGGATGTCAAGAAACAAAGAATAGTTGATGCGCCAAACAAGCAGAGATTGGAAATATTTGTCAAGAACAAATTGGTAGAGATTGAAAATGCTATATTGGAACTGCAGATGAAGGGAGAACTTACTAAACAGACTTCAACGCAGATAAAGAATAAGGTTGTGGCCTATCTAGACCCTGATGTTAAGAAGAAAGACTTATTTATAAATAGGTATATAGAATATATGAATAGTCGTTCAGCACAAAGGACCAGGGAAATATATGCAACCACTTTGAAGAAGATGCGCGATTTCGATAGCAAGGTAGATACCTACGCTTTTGAAGATATCTCAAAGGATTGGCTGAAAAGGTTGGATGCCGAGTTGGTAAGACAAGGGTTAAAGAAGAACTCCAGGAATATACATTTCAGAAACATACGTGCCGTTTTCAACGATGCTATCGATAATGAGATAACCAGCCATTATCCGATGAGAACATTCGATATAAATCCGGAACAGACAGAAAAACGTTCTCTTTCTGTAGATGAACTACGTACCTTATTTAATTATAATGTGCAGCCATGGCAGCAGAAGTACCTGGATTATTTCAAGCTTACATTCTTCTTGATCGGGATAAACCCTGCCGATATTCTTAATTGTACGGATGAGAATGTTGTAGACGGAAGATTACTGTATAGACGAAAGAAGACGGGAAGACTGTATAGCATCAGACTGGAACCGGAAGCTATACAGATAATAAATAGGTATAGAGGAAAGACAAAGCTAGTCAATTTCTCAGAGAACATGAGAAACTACAAGCAATTTGTGTGCAAGGCAAACAAGGGACTAAAGGCAATAGGCCCTGTCACTAAAGAAAGGAACGAGAAAAAGAAAGCTCATGATTTTCAGAAGGAATATCATACAAAGCATAATCCTCTGTTTGATCATATCTCTCTGTATTGGGCTAGGCATACGTGGGCAACAATAGCCTTCTCCATAGGAATACCCGAAGAAATCATTGCCGAAGCATTGGGACATTCCCATGGAAACAGGACAACAGCTATCTATATTGACAAGAGTGTTGCCAATATAGACGCTGCAAATAGAAAAGTATTGGATTACGTTCTATATAAGGAGCAACCAAAGGACTAACCCTTGGAAACTCCTTTCGAACCAATTAAATTATCAGACCATTGGCCTTCATGAAGTTAACCATTGCCCTGTTCTGTGGCAAAAGAGCAGGGATATCCATTCTGTTAGCCTTATACAAGTTGGTAGCAGAATTATACATATCCCAGGCAGTTACAAACTCCTTATCGTGATAGGCCTCCAGCATATCCTCTGTAAAGAGTGTAATCTGTGACTGATTGAGAGGGTAGGTGATATTCTCACGAATAGACTTTCGTGATGTATCTGCCTTTACTCTGGTAGCAGTCATCAAACCAATGAGCAAGAACATCTGTTCTGCAGTAATGCGTGTCTCCTTCATCTTGGCAATACGCTCACGATCAGTCTCAATAATGTGCCGGGCATCGACCAGCCATGACTTTAATGTATCAAGCATTGCTGCCACTTCCATACCGGAACCCTTCTTGCCCTTTTCGGAATAGCTGGACATATACAGTTCTGGAGAGAGCATACACTGATTGTGGCAAATCATCACATTCGGACCGAATCCAATCTGAATACCTTTCTGATGGAAGGCTACGGCCACATTAGTAGTAGTTTCATCATTATCAAAATCAGTGATACGAATATTGGCATAAACTCGGCGGAGAATATGCGCCTCTACCGCATGCTGACCTTTGACCGCTTCCACTTGTGGGAGGCGAACCACTCCAGGCGACTGACGGTCTCTGTTCTGTGCTGCAAACATATCATAAACCTCCACATTGTAGCCGAGCTCTGTACACTCATCAATGACCTTATTGAAAAGGTCAAAGTGATAGATGCCACGGAGCGGATTTCCGTAAACATCATCCTCACGGTGTGTGCGACTCAACTGTTCGAGAGTGATAGCTTGGGTCTTGGCTTTCTCGAAATCAAAGAACTTGTCTTCATTAACTGAAGAAGGAACTGCTACCATATCCTCGGCAGCCTTACTCAAATTTGTTGCTGTTGTCATAATCTTTAATATTTTAATTGGTTACAAATTATTTCAATGGAATGCCTGCTTCTTCAAGAAGCTTGATTCTCTCTTCCTTTGTTGCTTTTGTCAAGTTTGTCTTTTTGACAAAATTCCCGGCAGAGTCTCTTGTTATAAGAAAAACATAGTCGGCATGATTGATCCAACTTCTCTGACACTCCTCACGATAGGCACTGGCCTCCTCGTAAGTCTCAAACCCGCTCTTTGTGTCATACATTGAATCATCGCGGGTAACATACAAGCTACTAGTCTTCATTTTTAATCTCAATTATGTACATTAATTCTTTCTCTAAAACATCCTTGTCTTGGTAAGGAGAATCGTACTTATATACGACTGCATCATCAAGATAAGTTCTTACTCCCTTCATGAAGCCATCTTGTAACACAGAGTTATCTGTTATGTAGACTGCCAGGAAGAAGCCGTTTCGCTCCTGTGTATCTCCTAGGCCAACTGCACTGAAATGACTTCTGAAAGTAGTACCCTGCAACTCGTCGAATGAATACTGTATCATAAGTCTTTTCATCATTTCAAAAAATACTGCTACTTTAATTGCTTTCATATAAGTGACTTATCCGTGATGTCGAGGGCTTATTTTTATTAATGTTTCATTGCTAAATCTACTATCGCTACGACAAGTAGAAAAATTAATCCGTTTATTAAAAGAATGGTATCCATATCTACTTAAAATTAAAGAAGTCCTTAATCTGTTTCTTCTCGTCATCGCTGGCATTCAAGATGTCCTTCACTATGAAATCCGCAAGTGGAGCTAATACTGTATTCATAGCATCAATCAGTTCTCCCTGCGCTCCAAGTTTAGAAAGAACGCCTGCATATTCACAAAGAAATTCATGTGACGAAATGAATCCCATTTCATAATTCTTTTTGATTTCCTTAATTTCTTCCATCTTTTTAAGATTTTAATTGGTTCAACATAATCTGTGGTTAGTCAAAATAACCACTCTTTCTATATGCAAAGGTACAAAAAAAATGTGATATATGCAAATATACCACACTTTATTTTAGTTAAAAATACTAAATTTAACTCGCTGAGTATCAAAGAGTTATACGCTTTTGTAGATGCTGCTTAATGTAATGATTTTTGTAGCTTCGCCAATCTTGTCTATCAGATTGGTTACTGCTTCATCCACTTCGCACAAAGCATTATACACATCGTTTGGAACATTATCCATTTCCAAACCATTACTACTCATTTTCCAAGTTTGGTTTAGCTGCCTTGCAGCATCCACCATTAATTTAATGTCCGTCATATTTCTAAATTTTAAATGAATATCCTACTAACTGCCTGGCAGAGCCATCCCATCATGTAGCAAGGCTCTTCGTCTTTCAAGTCTATACCTAGTGATTCGCAGATATGAGTGACAACATGAAACATTTCGTGTGTGACAGTATTCACGAACTCATATTCCGTTGTGGTCCTACTGACCGCAACCACGCTCTTTCTACCTGCAAGATTGGAGTAGGTTAGACCTGTGTTCGGTATTCCTCGTAAGCAATGCTCCCTTGCGCTTTCGACTGCCTTTTCTGTGCAGCCTATCTGCACAAGGGAGTTGCATACCTCATCGGTATCTGATGATTCCAAACCGTAAAACACAAGAACTTTCCAATCGTACTTTTCTAGATATATCTCTTGACTTATCATAAAATATCATCCCATGGAATGCCGATGCCATTATGGTTGCAATCGGCATAAAATCTGTTAAAGATGAAGCCATCCTTCTGATCGGTATCATCAACCATATCTTTCACGAACAAAGCCATGTGAGCTTCGTCCTCGATGGAAGACTTATAGAAATCAGCCTTAACCATGTTTGCCACATAGACATGATCATAGCCTACATTATTTTCAAGTGTCACTCCCTGCTTGGTAAGGATGGATTCAACCTTCTCCTTATCCATATAGTCAACCTCCTCATCCTTTTTGGTGACTGGGTTGTATTTTCTCATCTGACTGACTGCCCATTCGCAAGCCTTCTTGTTGAAGTGCCAGCCATTATATCTCAGATATGCTATCATTCCTTCTGGCTTCATATCGTAAGCATCCAAAGGTATTCTACATTTTCCCATAGCTCTTTCTTTTAAGGGTGGCAGGGAAAATACCCCCACCACCGAATTAAACATTAGTAACGTCCACCGCCACGGCGACCATAGTAACGTCGCTCTCCATAGCGGTCTTCGTCGCGCCAATCATCATCGTCCCACTTGTCACGATAGTCCGGCATCGGCATACGGTTTCCCATACGCTCGCGCTTCAAACTATCCAAGCACTTCATAACCTTACCACCTGCTCGAACCATTTCCTCGCAGTTGTCAACAAGCTCATCGAACTTGTTTTCCGTAATTTCTACCATATATCCCATAGCAATTACTTTTTAAAATTGTTACCACTGCTCAAAGCCTTAGACAGCATGGACTCAATATTGGATAGCGTACCCTTCATGCCACTAACCTCTGATTTTAGGTTATTGATGTCCTGCTCCTGCTGCTTCTCCTTGGCAATCTGTGGGTTGATTCTAGTGAGCATTTCCTCGCAGGAGCTTATGACTCCATTATGGTAATCTACACTTTCCACGACTCCCTTGGAATGCCGCAACATAGCATCAATCTCAGCGCACATAGCTTCCCTGCTGTCACTGACAACAACACCTTCATTGCCGAAGTTTACTATCTGTGCCGTTGAAGGCAACTTTTCAAAGTTTACTTGCTGGTCTTCTACTTGCACCTTAACATCTACCGTAGTTTCTAATGTCGGTGTTTGACCAGGCACGTAGCTTGGGTATTTCTGTTGAGGATTGCTAACCGATATTACTTGACCGATTCTTAGTGTCGGCTTTTCTCCTCCCTTGTCTAAGATGTAGAAGAGAGAAGACTGTCTTAGTCCTTGAAACATTTTCTTTCTCTTTTAATGGAGCAGATGTTGCCACCTGCTCCGTAGTTAATACTCCATTAGCCGCCTGTAGGCTGCTGAAACCCAAGCAGTCGGATAATACCGCTCTTCTTATTGATGTATGCCAAAGCCTCCGTAGTTTCAGAAACGTTAGCTCCCGTCACTGCCTTTCCCACATGATCAACAACTGGCACCTTTGTTGTGCCGGAAGTAGTTCCGCTAGTGTTAGCAGTTCCGTTAACAGTGGTCGAACCACTATTTGGAGTTACGATTGTAACAGGAAGTGTCGCACTTGCAGCGGCAACTCCTTGATGTATCTTCAAGAGTACAATGCACTCGCAAGGCAAAGCATTGTAGTAGCAAGGATTGATACCATAATCTACACTAGCATCTGTGACCTGCTGAGCATTTGTCTTCAGCTCATAGATACCGCCTACATCAATAAGTTTGATTTGGTTTCTCTGACCGATTGGAATAAATGGATTGAATGGATATAAAGGGAACATAGTTACCTCCTTTCCTAACAACCGCATCCTACAGTTGAACGAGAAGCCGCTACATCACCTGCATAAGCTCCCATGGCGGCAGCAGTATAAACGTCCTTGTTGAATACTCCGTACTGAGGGTACTGAACACTGATGGTATTAGGCAACTTGCACTTGATGCCAGCCACCTCTGCCTGCAGTGCAGCCAAAGCTGCATTTACTGGTGTGATAACCTGTGCCTGATAAGCCTGCAAAGCCTGTGTCTGATGCTCGTTTGAAATCTGAGCAAGCAGGGCACTATTCTTCTCTCTCAAAGCATCGAGCTTATCCTGCATTGCCTGTGTCTGCATCTGATCCAACTTAGCCAAGACAGACTGATTGTTAGCATCAGCCTTGTCACGGAGCATCAAAGCATTGGCATTTGCCGTATCATTGATGGCGTGGGTCTGCTGACAGATAGACAACTTGAGGTTGCCATCCATTGCAGTTATGGCGTTATTGGTCTTGCAGCAGCATTCTGCCAACTGAGTAGCGATGGCATTGTTACCCTGCATGATAGCAGTCAAAATCTGATTAGCATTCATGCCCATCTGATTGCCGAGGTTGCAAATCTGATGACCTAAGCCATTGATTGCAGCCATGACTGCGTCACTTGATGTGTTGAGGGCTGTAGCCAAGCTCTGAACGTCGAAACCATTGCGCTGAACAGCCTGCATGATAACGGCTGTATTGGCATCATTGTTAAGCATTGGCACAACACCGCCCTGTCCGTTAGAACCCATGCAGCGATTACCTCCGAAGAACCCCATACCATTATTGCCCATAAGGATGAACAAGAGGAGGATTGCAAAGATGTCTTCACCCCAACCATTTCCGTTTCCACGGTTGTTCAAGAGTGCAATAAGACCTGGGTCAACACCCTGTCTCTGCATGAGTGCAGGAAGCATAGCCAAGATTCCATTAGAGCCTGTGCCGCTTGTGCCGCTCTCTGGATTGAACACGTAAGTTTTACTTTCCATATCCCGAATTTTTAATTTAACCTTAATATTTAACTAACACTATTTGTAACGTTACGTGTGCAAAGTTAGAAAATTGTTTTGAAATAAGCTATAAGGCTATCATAGTTTTCGTTAGTGGCTATAAATCAGTGGTTTATGGTGATAGTAGGTAGGCTCATTTTTTATCCTCTTAGAACAGAAGAATTTACTTTGCAAACAAAAAGGGCGACCGCTCATCACGAGTAGTCGCCCTAGTTATCCAAAATAAATCTCAAAACCTTAATTAAACAACTTTTCTAAGATTCTTTCTTTTTCTTCCTTGATATATATAGTAAGTACATAACTATGAGTATAAAGCAGAACCAAAACATCTGCCCCGTTTTTAAGAATATCTTCTGCATACTTGACAGAGATTTCTCTTTTATAGAAGGAGCGTCAATCTTATAGAACTGAGAGGTACCAATCTTTGATAAGGAGTCACATCTTCCTCTGTAATATATAAAGCTATCTTTGTATGCTTTATATGTACTGATGGTATCGAGGAGCATTCTTCGTTCCTTTTCAAATAAATAGTGACTCTCGTAATGAAAACGATCTTCACCAATCTTATTCCCTTGCGCATCATATCGGGTTGCTGTGCTATCTTTTACATAGCTGCTATCTTTGGTAGCCTTTTCTGTTTCTCGCTTTTGGATATGTTGCCATTGCTCGAAGGCATAAGACAATCGGGTAGTGAAGAGGGAATCGAATTTCTTTTCACTCTGCTTGTCTGTGATGAAGGTTTGTGTAGTTACTGCTCTAGGAGTACTGCACCCTAAGACAGAAACAAGCGCAAGACCTACCACTAGGGTAATGGTTGCCCATTTCCAAAATCTTATATCATACCATTTCATCATTTATTCAATTTTAGATTATTATACGTAATGTAGCTAAGTCTGCGAAGCCACCCTTTAAGAAAACCTTTCTGGTCACCGACTGCAATTCTCTTTAGATAAGCTTTTCTATCCTTCTTGAAGGCTTCAAATAGTCTTTCTCCATTGGATTTATTAATGGCATACAGCGTCTTATTACCGATGATACCATCTGCTGTGATACCTAATACAAGTTGCAGATGTTTTACCGCTTTGCTGACTCCGCTATTATAAGCGAAGTCTACTAGCATATTGGCTACGCTCTGATCCTGTATTTTATCTGCCTTGCAAGCATTCCAATAGTTCTGCTTGAAAACTCGATGAAAGTCTTCCTCAGTAAGGCGTTTTACGTCTTCTTCATTAAGAACACCATCACCATTCTTGTCATACCCGACTCTTCTCCAGGTAGCAAGGGTGATGCCGTATTTTGTTGCTTTTCCACGATCATATTTATTGTTAGTATACTTATCTGTTTCCCAACTTAATATGAATGGGACTAAAATTTCTGATTTTGCCATAATTATATAAATTTCCATAAATAACCACCTGCACTCCTAACTGTTGCAGTATGATTTCCACATGATACTACTTTATTTAAAGCCGCTGCCGAAATGTTAGAATGAGGAATACCTGTTATACGTTCCGCTTCATGAGTTGATTTGAATACAGCTATCAAAACCCCATCTTTGGAATATTGAGACACGGCTTTACATCTTTCATTGTCTCTATATTCTAACATTTTTTGTTTGTATTTGGCAAATGTAACAGGGTTACCTATATTTTCTTTAGCTGTAACCCATCTTAAATTTTCAACCCTATTATCGTACCTGTCGCCATTTATGTGGTCCACTTGCGGAAGATTATTTGGATTCGGGATAAATGCTTCTGCAACCAATCTATGAACAGAGTATTTTATTTTTATTTTATCTCTCAATCCAATTCTTGCGTACCTACCACTCATGTTTGGAGTTAAAATTTTCTCAGTTTTAATGGTTCCATTTCTAGGTAGCGATTTAACACGACCGAGATTACTTATTTCGTAAAGTCCTTCGTAATCTTTTATTGGTTTCCATATTTCAGCCATGTTTACTTCTCCTCCTCGCTATAATCATTTCTTTGAATAATGCAGCCAAATACAATAATGCTTACTATAATAGCTGCCACCATAATAATCGCTAACATCATATCTTTTCCTCCTTTTCCGTGTAATTTAGATAGTCTGACAAATATGGAATCTTCTCGATAAATTTGAAGCGCATGAGATAATAGAGGAAACTCACTACATACCAAGGTGGTGTTCCCTTTCGGAAAATCTGTTTCAAGTTCTTAAGAATATTGCATCCGTAGAACCATAATACTAGGTACGAGATAAAGGAAACGCATTGGACCGAGCCTTCCATTTGTCCTTTGAATCGCCCGATTGCATATACTGCTGCACAAAGAACGAAGAACACGGTAGCGTGACCGATGCACACAACTGCTTTCTTCAACTCGAAGTTCTCTCCTTTTGCAATCATGCCACTAAGATAACCGAAAATAAAGTTGAGGGTGAAGACGATCATAAGCGAAGACAACTCGCCTTCAATCGGTTTAAGATAGGCGAGGAGTGCAAGAACTACGCCTACAACAATATCTTTAATTCTATCTGCCATACTATAACTATTTGATGATTAAACAATAACGCTGCAAATATACAACAAAATATTTAATCATCAAATAGATTTCACGAAAAAGTGCAAAACTTTATTCTAACATATAAAAAAGAGAGGCAATCACTTACCTCTCTTACTCAACTTGTAAGGAATACTTACATGTTCAACTATTATTTTCTCTTACTCTTAATGAAGTGCAGTATATCCCACTTCTTAAAATATCGGGTGTGCCCTCGCTTTTTGCATTCTCCGTTCGGAATGTCACCTCTAGCAACCATTCTATTCAATGTTGCATCAGAAACGTGAAGCTTCTCCTTGACCTCCTCGGTGCTCAACATAGGGTTGAGAGCATACGGCAGATAGTTCTCACAAAGGTCTTCTATCTCATCGCTGCTCATTCCGCAAGCAGTTACCTTCTCCCCTCTCTTCTCTTGCTCGTCTGCTCGAAAGCAAGAGTCAGACAACGATTTTAATAACACTCCCAAGGTGTGATAACCAAATAACTTTCCCATATCATTATAATCTAGAGATTAAACTTTGACAGCCCTTGCCTGAGTAATACTTATCGGCAAAACCATATACATAAAATATAATGGTCATTACAAGTATTACAACATTAGATTCCACCATTTCGTTGGTGGTAAAAACATTCCAGTATACAATATGGATAGCATTTATCCCAAATAGGTAGATTATCATCGGAATACGCCATCTGTAGCAGAGCCAAAAGAATCTGCTAGCAAGTATAAGCACAAGCGGATGGATGTAAACTGAGAAATAGATAAATGCTGCCGATACCCAATTCTCCTTAAACCATACGCACATTTCTTTTTCATGAGACGCAAATGTTACCATGCATGCAATATGAAAAAGCATGATAAACAGAGGCATCACTTCACAATAATACTTAAACCAAGTGAGTAGCTTTACGCTGTAGCCTCTACCTGCAAGGATAATGACGTTTATCATTTCGCTAACGTCCATGTCCTTAAACATTACTCTTGACAACTGTACAACACCGACTGATTGAACTAACCGATGGACTTCATCTTCTTCCTCTTTAGTCATAAATTCTTCTCCTTTTGTTTTTTTTTGTTTATTATTTATTCTTAGTTCCTCATTCTTAATAATAAGGAAAGTGCTGCAAAAATAAACAATACTGCACAAAAATATTTATTTTGAGCAAAAATTTAAAGTTAAACTTTGCTAAAGTAACAATCTGAAAGTAGATGGCTGCAAAAATAGCGTTAGAACGGTTTCCTTACCAAATTCTAACGCTATTAGTGTTTATCCTATCAAAACCTCAAGGCTCTCCATATCAGCGAACTTCAAGCCGCAATCTTTCGCTGCCTTGAACAACTCATTTTCGTCAACTGCCTCGATGGCTACCTCTACCTCCTTGTCGGCAAGTTCCTTGAAGTACTTCTCTGTCTTCTGCTTCTGACCAAAAAAGTACTGATTGACCTCCGCAAACTTGGCTGAATCGTCCTTGGTGTATTCGTAGCCCTCATCGGCGTGCTTCTGCTCTAGCTGTTGGCACTCCTGAAGCTTGCGCTGCATCTCCTCGAACTTATCGTCCTTCATGCTCTCCTGTGCTTCCTCCACATCCTTGTCGTAGGTATCGGCTACGTGGCGCAGAGCCTTCATATTCTTCCAAACTCGCATAGCGGCATCATCACTCATTGATGATGTCTTCAATGCCTTCAATGTTCTGTAGGCTGCAACAGCCTCGATTGTCTTAATCTTTTTCATAATTGTTTCTTTATTTTTATGTTATACAATATTCTTCGTTTGTTACTTCCGTAATAACTAAAACTAGCTAGTTGATTACCAGTACTATTTATTTACACTACCACTATCTACACCTTCGATAGTATCTTTGTTACGAACTCGAACATTAGCATTAATACTAAGTTCATTTACAGTAGCTTCTACATTAGAAGTCATACTTACAATTTTAGTTACTTTAATTTCCATTGTGTTTAAATTTTAATTATAATATTAATATTATGATTTATATATTGGTAAAGTATGCATTCCACTAACTTCTCCAACAAATTTAAAATCAAATGCTTCATAATAAGTATCATGGTCTCTTCTATCAGAATCTAAAGTTAAAGCTATATTCCAATTATTAATTTTATATTGAGGATAGTCTTCTATCTTATTTACAATAGGTATCTGTGTTGTAGTAAAACCACCATATTCATTTTCTGCATCTTCTTTTGTAGCATAAGCAGTTAATATTACATTTTCTGTACTTACTTTTAAATAACGTTTTGGAGCATAAACATTTATATCAGTTGCTACAGGTATTGACAGATTATCTAATTCAGTTTGACCAAATGAACTTATATTAGCTCGTAAATTTACTAACGAAGTAGTACCAAAATCTAACGTAAAACTAAATTCTATATATTTATCTGCTGATACAATATATCCATTATTACCATCTATATAATAATGTCCTCCATAATACGTATTAACAGTAAAATTAGTAACTTTTACTTCTACTGTAGTATAATATGTAGGTTTTCCTTTAGTACTTATAGTAACTTTATTAAATAGATAGCCAGAAATATCTATAGTTTGTCCAGTAACATCATTATTTATAGGACAAGGTGTTACAGATGTATAAAAATAATTATCATCAACTCCACCAACAGGACATAATAGTCCTGCTATATAAATTTCATCATTAACTTCACTTTTAAAACCTAAACTATTACTACCATTGTTACTATTAATGGATTGATTTTTAAAATTAACAATAAACTCACTATCAGGTATTTCATCATTATAACTAACAGAAGCATTATTTATAGGAACAGTACCTGAAAGATATTTCATACGTTTTTTGGTTTTATTATATATACATACAGCAGGATACCATTCTTTATTAAAAGCAGATAATAAAGCTAGTATATCTTCAAAAGATATAGTATTCTTTGAATTTATAGGTTCATATCCAAAATAAAATCTTAAATAATAAGTTTGGTCTAAATATATAGTATCTCGTATACCAGTAGAAAAACGTATAGGGTCTTGATAACTATAATCTTCGGTATTATAACCAATAAAATCACTAAGTCTATAGGGAGATTGACTAGTTCCAAAAGGCATATTATAATTCCATGCACCTTTAATACTTAATTCTTCAAATGAACTTACTGTATTAATAGTGTATACTTGGTCACTTAAACTATTATTACCTAACCACCAACCTCTACTTGAAGAACTCCAACTTTGTTTATCTGAATTTAAAGTATCTGTAACAAAAGGTTTATTATAAAGATTGACAGGTTTATATTTAGAATATGGATTTAAATTCACACTCTTACAAAGAGTAGCAAGGTCATTGCTACTCTCTCCAAGAGCTTGTTTAACATCATCAATGCTAACAGGAGCACTAATAATTCCAGTTTCACTATTGTAAGACATAATCTTTATTTTTTAAATATTCAACTTTAGTTTCTAATTCTGTTACAACTTCTTTAGTAACAACTCGCTCTACTGTTACATTGAACACTTTCGCAAGCTATAATATAAATCGTTCCATACGCTTAATCTTTAGAACTTAAAACACTAGGCAAGGCAGCTCTATAAGAGCCACCCTGCGTTAAAGCTCACGATACTTACTCTGCTGCCTCGCTTTCCATATTAGCAGCGATAGCGGAATTAACCTCCTTAATCAATGCTGATACCTCACTGAGCTTGCTCTGCGGAACACCGCTGATGTTGTAGGTCAGTTCGCTGCCGTTGGAGCTGGCATTCGCGTTGCCGAGATAATTACCATTTGGGTCACCATAGATACTCATATTGATGCTCTCAATGTTGCCACCCGTCTTGTCAACATTGTAGGTGATTTCTACTCGATAGCCGCCCTTGGTATAAGTAGCAGCTGTCTGTTCACTCTTCTTGTTAATCTTTAAATTCTCCATTTTCTAATCTAATTTAATGAATTAATATTCTTGTTATCTAATCTCTTCTTGTTGCAGTCTTTCTTATCTCCACTCAATCGCTGAACCTCTGATTCGAGGAAGACCACCCGAGCCTTCAACCTGCTGACCTCATCGCCCACCTGCTCGATAGCACCGAATGCCGTTGCAATCAGCTTCGGAGACCAGTAGTTAATCTTGTAGTAGCCCTTCTCGTCCGTCTCCACGATGTCCTTTAAGTGAGGGTTGCACAAGACGTGTTGGGCAATCCAACCGATAGACCTTGTGTTGTCCTTCTTCCAAGCAAAGCCGAATGTGCCACCCATTGCCTTGATGATACCCAAGTAGTCCAGCTTCCGCAAATCCTGCTTCAAGCGGATGTCAGAAGATTGATAAGCTGTAACTCCACCTTTAGCAAGACAATTACCACCGATAGTAGTATTACCACCGATAGTAGTAGTACCAGTAACATTAATGTTACTAAAATGAGCATTACCGCTTTGATATATATACCAATAAATAGAACCATTTTGACTACATATATCTTGAACTTTCACAAAATTACTATTATTAGCATTACCTAAATATAAATCACCACCACTACCTCCAATTCTAGCTCCACTATCAGGAGTTATGGTTGTAATACCTGGAAATTTAAGTGTACCATTACTTCTTTTATTAGAATAATAATTAAATACAGTTCCATCGGCTATACCTAAATATATAGCATTAGCAACAGTATCATATTTAAGACCAGCCCAATCACTATACTCCCAGTCGACTGCTCCAAAACGAATAGCAGCACCAGTATTAAATACTACTTGGTCTTTTATAGCTGATATACGAGCATTAGCATTTACATTATTATTTAATATTATAGCTCCGTTTTCAGAATCACTATTGTTTATATATATAGTTCCATTAACATTACCAGTACCATCAAAACTTTGACCCCAAATAGTTCTTGCTGTTGCAAGTTTGGTTGCAGAAGCTACATTATCAGAAATTAACGCTAATGTACCATTATGCGATGGCAAATAAACTGAATTTCCATAATTACCAGTAGTTTGTAATCTAGTAGAAAAATCATATTTACCGCTATTATCATTATGAAAGTCAATATATTTACCTACTTCCATTACTCCATCGTTTTCTATACTAGGTATATGTCCATAGGGTGCAACATTACTGCCATTAACTTGATAACCATCAACAGTATCAGCATTGCCAGCACTACTAGCATAATTAACACTAATATTTGAAATACTTTTGGTAGTTCCACCAACTGTTATACTAATTCCCTTATCAGAATTAGATAGAGCAGTAAGAAGTCCATTAGCATGATAACCGTCTAATTTATCAGCATTACCTCCATTTGCAGGAAGAGTAGTAGGTATTTGACTAGTTAAAGCTAAAGTACCTGTAGCTCTAGGAACAGTTATATCGTGTGCTATAGTTTCTGCACTAGAATTTGTATTATACCATCTAAAATGAATTTGCTCATTTGAAGCATCATCACCTACCGCTATTTCTAAAGTTCCACTATTAGCAGAAGTTTCTAAATGTCTAATCCATCCACTATCATTATTTGAATTACCATTATATGGGTCAGCAAATGCTATACCGTTAGAATAAAGAATTGTTCCACGGCATGAAGTATTATGTGCTAATCCGCTAGGCGTACCTGCTACAAGAGTAAGTCTATTATTATTACCTCCAGCAGTACCGACACCTTGAATCCAAATACGCTTGTTATTCATAACAAGTTGTTTATCAAGGTTTATGTTTGTATTATCAAACCATAGTTTAGCAACTTTAGTTTCGTCACTATTATATATTGCTATACCACTTACATTGACATTATTGGCAGATTTAATACAAAACGTACCACCAATATTGTGGTCTCCAATATAAGCATCGTCTCCTACTAAATACCAAGTATAATTAGCAAATTTAGGATAACGACTATCACTAAGTCTACTATCATTAATAGTAACATAGTTTGCTAAACTTTGATGAGAAGTAAGATAAGTTCCTAAATCTACAGCAGTTCCACCACTAGCAGCAATGGTTTTAGTAACACCGTTAATCTTTACACTATGAGTATGACTAGTTGCCGACTTACCACTAAGAAGTGAATCTACACTACTTTTGGTATAATAGTTAGCAAGACTTTGGTGAGAAGTTAAAAATGTAGCACCTTTAGTAAATGTAATACCCTTTCCGCTTTTAGATACAGACGTGATAGCATTCCCACTTCCACTTACAGATATTGCATTAACGTAACCATCAAGTGACTGATGACTAGTTAAGAACGTACTACCTTTAACTACGCTGATAGTAGTACCATTCTTGGTGACAGACGTAACCGCATTACCGCTACCGCTGACAGAAATAGCAGTAGCACTACCACCTTCCAAGCTAGAGATACGAGTATCAAGAGCCTTGATGGAGTAGGCAGAAGCTATCTCAGACAGCGATTCGCTAGTAAGCTTCAAGGCACTTGAATAACTCTTTACACTGCCGTTCAAGCCGCCACCACCGCCCGTGGTAGAAGCTCCTGCTCCGTATGCCGTGATACCACCTGTGGTATAGAGATTGCCATCAATTTTGATAGCCTTGTTTGTGGAATCATACGTGAGCTTAATGCCATGGAAGGAGATTGCGCCCTCGAAGGTAGCATCGCCCGATACACCAAGTTTAGAGAATGGTGCGTTTGGCTTCAAAGACACAAGGTCGGCAACGCTCGTTCCTGCACTTCCTTCCTTCCAAGTCGGCTCGAAGAAGATGAGGTATGCGCCAAGATTCTTTTCGCTGATGATAAACGATGTAGGGTCTGCGTGAACCTTTCCGCTCACATCCCACCAGATAGCACCATTGGCAAGGTAGCCAGAGCCGTCGAAGCGGATGAGGGAGGTTGCAGGGGTAAGATTTCCGCTATTATAGTCCTTATCCACCATCTGACCGCCCCACCACGTTGCGATACTCTTCTTTCCTCTGTTCGGGTCTATTGCTCCGTTGATACCGCTCTGAACGTTTCCGTCTCCGTCTCTCAGCGCAAGGAGCGTTGTCATTACAAGACCACCGTCAATATCTGTAGTCTGACCGAGCGCATCCTTGAGATACTTGTAACCTGCGAGGTCTGTGATATTCTGCTTCAAGTCACCATATATCTTGCTAGTGATATAGGCGTTTGCCAAGCCAAGTTTGTCATAGAATGCGCTGTATGCGGACTGAAAGTTGGTGAACTTCATTCCCACGGCTGAGACGATAGCAGCCTTGCCGTCGGTATCAGTCTCATTGTATCTTTTAGATATATCTGAAAGAAACTTGATGAGTTCCGTTTTGGCACTCGTGAGGGTAGCAAAAGCGGTGTTGAGGTCAGTGAGTTCCTTGGTGTCCTTCAGTACCTCTGCATCCTTCACCTCATTATACGACTTCTGTGCAGCCGCAAAATCATCCTCAAGTCGCTTAGAATCCTGCGCCATTGCCGCAATCTCGGAAGGCTCTAGGTAGCCATCGGTAACATAATTATCGAATTCCTTCTTATTATCAGTGACCGTATTTCCGAGGTTTTTAATGTCCGTCTGTGCGGTCTGTGCCGCCTTCTGAGCATCTTCTGCTGCCTTTTTGGCTGCGTTGGCAACGGTATCATCGGTGTATTTAGATGCTTTAATCCAATCACCGATGGCGAACTGAGAACCTGCCGCTTTGTTGGTCTGACAGCGCAATACCTCATTCTTGTAGGTACTGCCGTCAGAAGGATAAGTGGCATTAACCCATATATCGCCAACCTGATAAGGTGTCGTAGGCTGAACGCTGAACACCTTCATTTTCCCGTTTGCGGTCTCCTGTGCCATTCTTGCATCGGAAAGGGCTTTGGCGATGTCGGTATCTGTAATGATAGTCCACTTATAGGTGTTGCTATCCTTGGCAAAGCGGTATGCCTTGCCCGTCTTGTTGTTGTAGTAAAGGTCGCCAAGATGGATTTCTTTATCCTTATCGGTCTTCCAACTGATGGCTGGGGCATTCTCCAAGGTAGGCACACCATCATAGAACCACGTTTCGATAGCACCATCCACCTGATTCTGCAATTCGCCAATCTTCTTGAAATACTGAGACAATTCCTTACCATCCACAGTGGATTTAGCGGAAATCTTAGCCTTAACAGACATTTGCTTAGTGCTGCTATCATATCTGATATAAGAGCTGCCCTCATAGCCATTCTCCTTTGTAGGTCTATCGCCTACATACATATCACCATAGACGTTGAAGAATGCCTTGTTATTCTGCTTATTCACACCATATTCCACGTACTCCCTATTGGCAAAGGAATAGCTGTTGATGCCGTGATAGAGGCTGATGGATGGCGAATAGGTATCTACCGCCGAGAAGATAAGGCAGTTCTGACGTTCTACATCGGTTCTATTACCGCACTGGTTGAGCACATCACCTTTAGCAGGTACGTCGCTTGCCGTAGCGCAATCGGTATCAGAGAGGTCGATATAATGATACTTCTTTCCTTCCAGCTCTACAGGGTCTTCATCACGACCGATTACCAATCGCCAATAGAAGTGATTGCCATCCTTGTGATAAGTGCCCTTTCGGACGTTGAATGATTCCGAGCGCACTTGGTCGCCAACAGCGAAATCATTATCCACGGCATCGCCTTCCTGCTCTGCTAAGAAATAGCAACGATAAGCCTTCTGTGACACATTATTATATGTCACAGTAACCTCTTCTACCTTATGAGCCACCACGCCGCCAGCAGGAGAGATTATCTCCTTACCGCCAATGGTGGATGTTTTATTGATGACCAGCTCCTCGAAGATAGCCTTCATTCTTACCTCCAAGTAATCTGTGATGAGGTGCGAACGACCTTCTGCGTCTGGAGTCCACGAGCCTCCGTTCTCATTGTTGGAGTTACCGACATGCAACCCACTAAAGAACTTCTGCACCTTTTCCCAAGTAATAGTACCGTGTGCGGTGTTATCCTGCAGCCTAGATACAAACTCCATCCTAGAACGTCTAGCAGAATAAACGTTGCTATCGGATGCAGGAGTGGTATCGTTCATGCCAATGACATAGACACCTCCACCATTACCGCTTCCTGTGCCGCCTATCTGCATTCCATTCACCTTAATGGAGTCAACCTTGTCTTCCAACTTACCCAACCGGCTTGTTGCAGCCTTTTCGCCTACTGTGTACTGAGGGTGGTCGTAAGGAATATCCAAAGGTATCTCCATTCCGATGATACGAGAGTTTCGGTAGTGCTTGCCATCCGCAGCCACCTGCGCAAACATATCATTAATCAGCTTTACCTGTTCACCGAGAGGATGGTAATCGTATATCCCATCATTGTAGAACTTGTCACCATCCATCGTGCAGGTGAAGTTTGAATTGCTGATCATGGTCTTCTGATAGTACTGCTTCGCTCTATCGAACAGAGATAACTGAGCAGTAGGGATGAGGTCCGTATCTGTAATCTTGGTTGCGTCCCAATTGAACAGGAAGAACCTGTCACCTTCCTTCGGGCACATAAGACTATCGGGGAGTGTTCTTCCGTAGGTGTCGTTAGCCACTATCTCGAAAAAGTTCTCCTTGTCGATAATCTTGAAACTAACATCGAACTCCATACCCATGAGGGCACCGCTAGTGAACTTGATACCTAGAGTGAGGTTGCTCTTTATCCAACTAGCTTCAAAGCTTTCAGCGAAGGAGTCCGTTGAACCAACCTGCCAAAACGTCTGTGTAGTCTTAGTTCCATCATCATTATCAACAGTGCTATCGTAGGTCTTGATTCTGCTCACCCTGCATTCAACCTTCGGGTATTCTTCCTCGAACATCACGACACCTTCGATAGCCTGCTTGTCGTTCTTCACGACATTCACATTCTCCAGGTAGCCATCCTTGGCATAGAAACCATCACTATCTACTTCCTTGTTAGGGAGCATGAGGTAATCGGTAGCTACACCATCGGTGGTGACGTCCGCATCGGCACCAGTGAAATATCCCTTCGGAATATTTCTGTCTGAGCCGAATGCATACAGTCTCGTAATATAAGTTGACTTAGATTCCGAATAGGACATAGACAGAACATTAACATCCTGTTCGAATGTTGTCTGCCCTTCCATTTCGCAATATCCAAGGTATATAATAGAGCCATCTATCCACCACTCGCAGTTGAGTGCGTCTTCGGAACAGATGGCGTTGAGAGCATCGAGAATACTGATTGAGCCGTACTCGATCAAGAACCTCTTCTGAACATCGAAAGCCTTGTTGTTGTATGTAGTGTAGTCAACGGAGAACTCCTTTCCATTGTACGTAAGACCTAGCGCCTTTAGGTTGCCGAGTATAACGTTCATGTGTACGCCTACCGTTGTGGTGAGGTTGAAGGAGGTCTCGTTGGCTCCGTGCTGAGGGCGATACTTGCAAATCTTATTCTTCCAAGACATATAGTAGGCATCCATCTGCATTTCGTAGTCGTAGCCATCACTATCATTGTGCTTAGGGAAGTATGATGATGTAAGCTCAAAGTAGCCGAAGTCGGGAATCTCTACGGAGTCCCCAATCTCGAAATAGACAGGAGTAGCCGTAGTGAACTTCAAGATGATGTAGTGGTGGTCCATGAGCTGATATGACAGCTTAGAACCCTCACCGAAGTCCTCTAGCGTGAAGAATACCTTGTTATTTCTCTTAATCTGAATCATGAGCTTGCGTATTTACTTGTTTCACCTCTGTCACTAGGGTCTGGCTCGTTGAGCTTTAGACTGAACTTTGCCATTTCCCGAATGAACTGACTGAATTGAGTGCAGGAGAGATAGATGCACCGATACCACACATTAGGCTGAAATCGGGTGCGTATAACCAACTCTCCCTTGGCAAGAACCTCCTCGCAGAACCTAGCATAGTTCGTCATGAACGTATCTGTGTCATTGGCGGTCATATTGAACGGCAGCGTTATCTCCCTCTCATCCAATCTAGGATTGTGCTTGATAACCGACTTTCCGTCCTTTGAGCGATACTTGTTGCTGATGAACTCCTTGTTTGGTGCAGGGGTCATGAGCGCACTGAGGGCAGTTTCGTCTAAGAATATGCCCCACGTAATATAGGCATCCTTGCCATTTATGTAAAGTTGTCCTTTAAGCATAACTATTTAATCATTAAATAACCTCATAGGCTTCGCTGTGAGCCGCTTTTTCTATTGTTGAGTATAGTTGTAAGGGTTGACGAGCGAAAAGCCTATAGAGGTCAAATATCCTTTAATCTTCTGATCATGTCATCCAGCTTGGCTCCGAAGTCATTATAGGTGAGCTTTGAATATTTCACGATGTCTTCGAGGTAGCTGTTTGTCATAATCATCATGTTTCTAATCTCCAATACCGCACCATTGGTTGAGATTCCGAGTGTAACGATGCTCTCCATCTGTGATATGGTGGTAGTCATGTTCTGAGCAATTGACTCTCCTGCAATCTGCAGGGCGGTGAAGCGACCATTCAGCTCGTCTCCGGTATCTTGCCCCATAGATGCCCATCCTCCGCTTGTGGCGGTCTGTGATGAGGATGAGGAACCAGTGTAGCCTGTTACCTTTGCCCACTCGTCACGTCTCTTCAAGCCTTCCTGGACTATATCATCGTAACGCTTGTAGAATGCATCTACATCATCCTTGGTTAGCTTTCCGTTTTTATCCTTCATAGCCTTTGCCCAATCATCGTAGAGTTTCTTCAAGTCTCCATTGATAAGGTCTTCCATACTGAAAGAGAGAAGGGACTTCTGCATCTTTTCTGCGAAATCATCTGCCATTTCGCTAGCAAAGTCGCTACCATCCTTCTTCATGTCCATAAGGTCCGTCAAAAAGCTATCTCTCATTCCACTGAAGGAAATCTGAGTAAGATTCTCCTTGAACTGCTCTGATAACTCATCCAGCTTGCCCGCTTGGTCTATGTAGTCATTCAGCTTCTCTGTAAGACGCCCACCATAGTTACCCTTTCCAGTGTTCTCGATATGCTCCCAAATGGCAACGTTACCACGGAGGAGCTTCATTTCCTCTGGACTGAGGGAGAAGAGGTCGCCATTGAAATCTGATTTGACGTTCTTCTTGATCCAATCCATCTCGTCACTACCGAAGCCGCCCCAATAAGCGTTCCATGAGTGGTGCGAACCATGATAGCTTGCCTGCGCCTTTGCGATGTCGAGGTAGTTCTGATTGGTCTCCTGCTGATTCTTATAGGCTTGCTCGTAGTATGAGGTTGCCTTGAAGCCAAAGGAGTTTTCCATTGCATCAGTCAAATCCTCGATGGATTGCTGCAAGAGGGTATTTCTATCCGTCAGTCTTTCGATGGTATCATTGACCTTCTTTGCATTTCCATCTCCACCGAACAGACTATTAAAGCCACCGAATGAAAGCGTGTTGAGGATATGAGAAACGTTGTTCCCGATACTCTTCAATGGTTTCATAACGATGTCACCCGATAAAGCATCATCGAGGATGCCCGTTACTGCGCCAAAGACCGTGTCCATGAGGTTGCTGATGAGTGTTCCGAAGCCATCTTTCAGAATATCGAGGATGCCGAGTATTGCGGAGATTATTTCACCAGCCATACCACTATCCCCTAAAGCTTTTGTCAGGGCTTTAGCTGCTTCACTATCTTTACCGAGTAAGCTTTGAAATCCTTCAGCAAGTTTATTGGCTACATCTTTTTTTAAGCGACCTTTATTAAAAAGCTCATCTAGTATCATAAATGAGTTTCCAACTCCTTTGAGCGAGCCAGAATTGAAACCTTGGAACGCTTCCTCAACTTGCTGGAACTGATAGACCGCTTTCCTAGAAGAATCTTGCAAGTCTGATGATGCCTTCTGAACTGATGAGCCGAACTCCAAAACGTTGTTAGATGCGGTAGCGAGTACGCCCTGCGCTCTAGAGAGGTTGCCTTCAGCCTTACTGATACTTGTCTTGTCACCGCTCTTCTTAGCCTTGGCGAGGTCTTCCTGCGCCTTGGTGACAGCTTTCGTGGCTTCAATCTCTCGCTCCTGTGCATCAATATAGCCCTGCATGGCTGACTGATAGGAGTTGATATCGTCAGAGACTTTCTTAAAGATGTCGCTATCCCAGATGGTGGCAGAGCCTTGTAGCTTGGAGATAAGTTCCTGTATGGTCTTCTGCTCATTAACATCTGTGGTGCTCTTGGAGAGCTCTTGCAGCTTCTCAATAGTTGGTTCCAGTTGGTCCTTGAACATAGCGCCGAAGTCTCCGAAGACGCTTCCCCAGTCAATGTTCTGTCTGATAGCGTTTATCTCGATGGTTTGGAGGTCCTTCTTTCTCTGCTGCTGTAGAGAGAGCTTTTCACCCTGTGTCTGAGCCTTGGCAATCTTCTCTTCGTACTCCTCGGCAATGGCTTGCTTCTGCTGATAGAGAGAACCATACTCCTTCAAGTAGTCGCGCATAGAGGTAAGGGCTTCCCTGTTGACCTCATCAAGCTTCTTGTTGTACTCTTGTGTAGCGAGGTCTCTAGCCTTATTGAGGGCATCGGACTGAGCAGAGGTAAGGGTTACTTTCTTGCCAGCTTCCTTGTTTTTCTTCTTGAACTCTGCTTCCTGCTTGTCAATCTCGGCATTGCGCTTGGCATAGTCGTTCTTGATTTCAGCAATCTTCTTCTCCGTGCCTTCCTGCATGATGGAGATTGTATCGTCCTGGTTCTGCTGTTCCAGCTGCTTCAAGTCCTCATTCAGTTCCTCCTGGGCCTTCTTGCGGTCTTCTGCCTGCTTCTTGGCATCGGTGGCTGCTTTCTTGGTTTTGGAAGCGTTCTTCTTGGCATTGGCTTCTGCCTCTTCCTTCTCACGCCGCTTCTTCTTTGCATCGTCTTCTGCCTTGGTCTGCTTGGTGTTCGCCGCATTGGTATAATCCCATCCTCGCTGAGCGATATCGTTGGTAGACATCCATTTGCCATTGACTAGCGCACCAGACTTCTTGTTGTTTGCAAGGTCGCGTGCCAAAGCAGAGAAGTATTTACCTAAGCGTCCCAGTTCCGGAATATTCATGTTCTGCATCCACGAAGGTATCTTAGCATCGAAGTTGACGTGGAAGTTGATGTTGTTCTCGGAATAGTTCTGCATGAACTCCTTGACACGGTTGTAGAGAACGTGTACATCCTCACCGGCACCCTGGAGCTGCTTCTGCAAAGCATTTATCCTGTTCTTGGTAGATGTGGCCTTGTTTCCGAAATCCTCGGTAGCATCTGCAGCCTTGTTGATTATTGATACCTGGCTATTATATTCGTCTCTTGCACGTTCCATAGTATCAACGTACTTCGTCATTTCCAAACGGGCTTCATCTGACTGCTTACCAAAGCCAACCGCAGCCTTAGCTGCTTCATCCGCTAACTTCTTTCTTAGGGCTAAATAACCTTGTAAGGAAGCATTGTACTCTGCGGTATCTTTATTGAGCGTACGCATATCGTTACGATATTGAGCTAACTTTTTAAGCTCCTCTTCTGATACTAAGTCCTGTATCTTCAAACTAATGCCACGACCTTCATTCCCGTATGCGTCTTTGAGATTTTTCAATAAGTCTTCCTGCGCCTCCGTGATTTTTTTGTTGTAGTCATCATTCACTTGACTTATTGCATTAGCTCTATTACGCTCTGCAGATTCCAACTTAATTTGCTCAATGAGCTCATTAGATTTATCTATCTCTTGTTGCTTAACGTCAACAAGATTGCTCTCGTCCTCTTTGATCTTGTCAATAGTTATACCATATTCGGCATAAATTGTCGAAAGTTCATTTACTGCATCCTTATAGGCTTTTGACTTTTTAGCCTGCTCGTTCGTCTTGTCTCCTAAAGCTTTGATAACGTCCAAAAGGGACTCTACGCGAGAAGATGCTTTGGTGGCATCATCGCCAAACTTGTTTGTCGTTGTGCTAGCATCTTCCGCAGAGCCTCCAAATACGCTAAACAAAGTTATCCCTGCAGCAACCGTTCCAAGCAAAAGGCCAAGCGGGTTGGCACTTGTTGCCATATTGAAAAGAAGCATAGCATCCTTTGCTGAAGAAATACTCCTAGCGAGAGACAAGAAAGCTTGTGCGCTTCCTATGGCTATCCTTGCCTTCTCTAATGCTATCATTGTTATCACCGCAGCCTTGTATGCTCCATACGCTGCAACGACAGTCATAAGCACCTTGCCTACCGTCTCCCAATTCTCAACAAGGGTGGAAACGACTCCCAATCCGGTATTGATAACACCCTCCTGGGATTTGCCGAGGTCATTGAACATCTGCTCGATGGCATCCTCAATGTTGCTTATCTGACCTGTAATAGTCTTGGACTGAGCCTCCATCAATCCACCGAACTTGCTACCCTCGGCGGTCATACTCTGCATTGCCTGGATGAAGATATCGCTGGTAACCTTGCCTGCCTTGATTTGCTTCTGTACCTCCTTGATGGCGTTGGTAACGTCAAGACCCATAACCTTGGCTATCTCGTCTGCGATAGGAATACCTCGGTTGAGGAACTGGTACAAGTCCATCGTGTCCATCTTGCCCTTGGCGATGGTGGTGCCGTAAAGCATCACGAGGTCTTTAAGGTTTAGACCCATACCTGCTGCAACATCTCCCAATCCGATAAGCGTCTTGTTGACATCCTCGGCTGCTACGTTGAACGCAAGGAGCTGCTTGGCTCCCTCTGTAACGTCTTCAACCCCGAAAGGTGTGACGGCTGCCGTGCGGATCAACTGCTTCATGAGAGCATCAGCTTTCTCCTCAGACTGCAACATCGTCTTGAATGCCATTTCTGTCTGCTGGAACTGACCGCGGACCTGCATCATCTGATTGACGAACTTGCCAATGCTCCAACCGCCAATGGCAATGTTCATACTGTTCTGTATATTCGAGATTACATCGTCAATAGACTTTCCGTCCTTCTCAACCCTCTCAGCAGTCTGATGAACTGCGTTCTGAATGTCTCGAAAACCGGAAACGACCTTGGCTGTCTCGACTATTGTATCGAATTTAATGCTTGGCATAATGTTCTATTTTTCCTTGAATTTATACTCTGTTATAAAGAATCGCCGGGGAAACACCAAATATGAGTGTTCGATATGGGAACTTTACGTGCGTGCGCAGGAAGACTTCGGTTAAATCTCGGTCTCGGACTCTATCACCGCCTTCATGACCGCCTCCTTGTTGTTGCCATCGATGACCTCTTCCCCTGCTGCCGGTATATGGACTTTCTTCCTCTCCTCGTCAGACAGATAGATTGAAGTAATCTTGTCTTTGAGCATGAGAGTCAGGTTGTTATACGATATTCCCCATACCACGTAATCGAAAGTCCATCCGTATCTTTCGCAAGCAGCATCTATTAGAGTTCCCCATATTGTCTTGCCCCCGAATATAAAGCTATTCTCCGACTTCTTTGCTGCGTTGACTTTTGCCATACGCTTCGCTTCTTCTTCCATTCCTGTCTCTTTGGCTATTGTCTGGTATGAGTTAGCCTTAAGGATGATGATGAGGAGAGTGGCTATATCCTCGTTGGAACATTCTTTGAAGATTAACTCCGTCTGCCTGCTTACGCATTTGGAGTCTAGTATTTCGTTCTTTGTATTGAGTGAATGATATGCAATCAATCTGCAGCATGTCTCCCTTTTGGTGTTTGCAACTCGCAATGCTTCCAAGAATGGATCAGCTTGAAGTAACTCTTTGTCTAGCTCCAAGCTATCTACTAACTGCGACGTTAGGTACATCATGCCCAGTGTAGTAGGGTAGATGTTAACGTGAGCGTGCTCAGTATCAAAGCCTATCGGCATATCTGTGAGCGTATTCGATATAATGATTCCTAACTCTTCCATATCACTCGAATTTAAATTGTTGGCACCCAAGGCAGGACTCGAACCTGCGTCTTTCAACCAGCTTTTGAAGACCCTGGATTTTTTTTGCATGCGACGGACTATTTGGTCTCGCTCTCCCAACTGAGCTACTTGGGTAGGTTGCCGGCTGATAACCCTCAGTCGGCGGAAGGGATATTAGGATATGCCTATGTCTCTTCGTAAGTTTCCGTGATTTCAGCAGGAGCGGTATTGCCATCCTGCGGCTTTTTGAAAGTCAAGGCATACTTTTCACCTGTTCCCTTTGTGGCAGTAATGACACGCCAACGGTAAGCACAATATACGTCCTCACCCTTCGAGTTGACAGTCTTAGCCACTGCGTCACCCTCTGGAATGAGAGCTGAGTGAGTGTACGTGATAAGAGCACCGCTCTCAGTTGTATAGGCCTCTTCTGCACCGATTGTGGTATTACCCATGTAAACGCCAGGAAGCTCGGCGTCTTCCGGTTGGATAGCCAAACGGAAGTTACCCTCTACGGTACCGTCGATGGTCTTGAATGGCTGCGACTGGTTCTTCTTGATGAAGAGCTGATATGCAGCCTCGTAGGTAGACTTCTTTGTCTTGCGGTCAACAATTCCGCCACCTTCCTCAACCTGGGTCATAGTATCGCCTTTCGTTGGAGTAACAGTAGTAGTGCCATCCTTTGGAGTTGGGAGCTTAGTCCACTCATTCTTTTTGCTACCTACCTCTTGAACGTAGATAGTGCATTTGCCCCATGATGTTACTGACATAATTTAATCGTTTATGAGTTTATATTCAACTTGATTATTTATTACATGTTCTCCCGTGCTTGTTGCATATACCCTCTGCTCAATAGCGTGGGCTGCATACTCGCTCGTTCTGAACGTTTCCAAGAGATTCCAAGCCAGTTTGCAGATTTCGTCAACTCTGATAGTGTTCTCCTCGAACTGCCCATCTACGTCCTGGTCTTGTATATATATATTTACATTTATAATCGCCGTTTGAAGCTGCGTTCCCTCATTAGCCAAGATGGAGATAACGACATCTTCCTTATGAGAATTATGCGGTCTCATCGTCTTTGACAGCTTGCCATTGACGTTGTTCATAAAACCGCTTTCATTGATGTACCGGTAAACATCTGTCTTAATTGCTCCGTCTGATTTCATATCTTCCACTTGTTTATTTCATTAACTGCTGAGTCTATTGCTGTCTTCACACGCTGCTCTACAATGGATGTGGCCCATATCTTCGTTGATGCGAGGACATCCTTGCTTTCCAAGGCTTCCACCTCTCCTGCGTATTCCATTCCGGCAACGACAACCAAAGCATAAACCCTGGAATATTCCTTAGCAAGGTCATTGATCATCTTCTTGCCCTTTACAGAGCCGTCAGTGCCACTGAGAACCTGCGAAAAGGCTGATTCCATATATTTACTTCCCTGCTCGTACACGGCGAAGCCTATGGAGCTTCTTAGGTTGCCCGTATGGTCTATCCAGCTTTCCTTGGCAGACCTGTTACGGATTCTAACCACAGATTCGTCTCCTAGCTTGCTCAATGCCTTAAGCACATTCTCTTGTATCTTCCTTGCGGCTCTTTGTAGGAAGGCATCGATAGCGGAAGCGCTGGTTGTCATTCTTATGCCCATATCTTACACTGTAGTTGATAACGATGAAATCCCTTGACCTTGATAATTACCTCCTCTGCCCCTAAAATTTCTAGCTTGATAAAATCCCCATAAGAGAACTTTTCAATTCCTACGGGCAAGTTATGCACTTCGTAGGAGTAGTAATCAATAGAACCGTCAGATGTAACTAACTTGTTGGCCTCGCCAGCAGGAACTACATCACAAGTGCAGCAGAACTTCCACTCGGTCTTGCCCTGGTGATAATTTCCATCATCATCTGTATAGCCAGCTACCTTCTGCTGCCGGTATAGCTTTGAGGCATGAAAACTCAATAGACTCATCAGCAATTAATGTAAACTGTCGGCTTTGGAGTAAGTGAAACCTCCTCCTCGCCGATAGAGTTATATAAACGATTGACTTGAACTAATATAGCCTTTCGCTGGTCTTCCGAGAGGGAACCTATTGATTTGTCCGCTTCGGAGAAGCTAACGGCTTGTATGAGAGAAAGCAGACAGTCGGCAAGCGTTCCTTTGTAGGCGTCACTTCTGGCAACGTCACCAGTGAACTCTGATTCGATATCGAGGTCACGCTTTATGCAAGCGTTTTCCACGAAACCATAGGGGATAGGGATGTGTACCTCATCCACCAAAGCTTGTCCGACCGTCTTCATGATTACTCCTCAGCTTTAGCTGCGTTATCCTTGAACTCCTTCTTCTTTGTAGGAGGCAGCTCATTGTAGGCATCAATGACCTCCTTGTCGCTGGCGTCACTAGGAAGTGTAGCACCAAGAGCGTTGAGAGTTGTGATAGCCTCCGGCTTCTTGTAGGTCACATCAGAGATTGTTACCTTAGCGTCCTCTGTATCTGCTTTCTCCTTTTCGGTATCAACCGAAACGTCTGGGTCAGCCAGCTTAGTATCAATCTGATAGATTGTGTCAACGTCCTCGATGACAGGCAAGCAGTATGCCTGCACCGCAGTAGTCTCACGCAATGGATCAGTTGTTGAATACTGAGAGATAAGCTTGTAATCAATCTGCTGATAGGTTACACCTGCCACTCTGTTGGTTGCCTCTGCTACCTGACCGTAAACGAGGGCACCAATCATCTGTGAGCATACACCGATAATCATATTGTTGTTCCAAGGCTTAACACTCTTCTTCACGCCATCATGCTCCAAGCGGACGGTACGGTTGATGATGCGGAATGATACACCGGTCTCGTCCAAGAATGCTTCCTGGAATACGCTGGAAGTAGGAACCGGCAGCTTTGTGTTGGAGTCATAAGTCTGACCCTTATAGTTGGCAACAAGCTCGCGAGCGTCCTGTGCCTTCTTCAATTCGTCAAACTTAGCCTTACCAATCCAGAAGATCAAGATGGTGTTTCCATCATTCGAAGCTCTCGCGATACATTCCTTCAAGTCTGCAACGGTAATACCAGTATCAACATTGTTGATGCCGAGCTGATTTTTCGGCAAGTACTGATACTTGATACGGAGCAACTCCTTTGGATTATCGTCGTCACGAACAGCTACGTAGCCGTTAGAAAGACCATACAAAAGGGCGTACTCATTACGCTCATCAACACCGACATTACAAGCTACCGGGTCCTGAGCCAACTTACGGCGAATCTCTGCTGTCTGACCTCCCTGTGCTTCCATGAGTCTGAGAGCGAGGATATCTGACTCCTTCAAGAATTTCTTCATACCGACTTTTGGCAGTTTGCCGTTGGCGGTTGAAATCTTGTCACGAGACTTCAAAGGAACAGGAGAATCCACTGCCACGTAGTCAGCAGCTACGTAAGAGGTATCAACTGTGTCGGCTTCCCATTTGTTGTCGGTAGAATAAACGCGGCGGAGAATGGATGTATCCTTGTGGAGATACGTCATCTCGTTCTTGCGCTTACCGTTAATCTTCTCAATCAATGTCTTCAGGATTGGGAAGAAACTCAAGATATACTTAAGAAATAAAGAACTCTGTTGCATAAATCACCTCCTTAACCGATTGCATCGTGTCCCCACTGAAGAGTAGGAACGGCTGTTTTCAAAGCTGCCTTGATTGTATCGACAGGATAAGGGACAGCCTTATCGTTAGCCTCACCTGCCGTCATAACACCAACATGAGGGGTATCTGCCGGAACTGTTGTCATACAGATGCCAACATACTCGTGGCTCTCTGGCAAAGAAGCATAAGCCCCACCTGTTACAGGCATTGGCTTGTACTCGCCAGACGTAGTGTCACGAATGATAATGTGTCCGCACTGGATGAACTCTCCAGAGAAACCTGTCAAGTCAAGAACGACACCACCCATGATGCCATTCACGTAATTTCTGATGATTACAGACTCCTTGCCTGAATCATACGTTTCTGTCTTGCTTACGCCATACATAACTTTTAAAATTTAAAGATTACATTGTTTCGGCAAGCTCATCAATCTCATTGTCCTTGATAACCTCAACCTCATCCTTCTTAGGCTTTCTCTGAGCCGCAGGAGCACCAAGCTTTCCGAGACCTTCGTTAGCACGCTCTTGATCGATAGCTGCCAAGTCCTCCACAACACCATCGTAGAAATCATCGAACTCAGATTCGTTCTCGAACTTCATCTTGTCGAAATTCTTCAAGACAGTCTTTCCGAACGTACCTTTGTCCTTAAGGAGTGCCTTCAGCTTAGAACGGCGGCCATCATTCTCACGCTCTGACTTCAAACCGAGGATTTCGGTCTGCAAGGCTTTGTTCTGAGTAATGAGTGCCTGCGCCCATGCTGGGACCTGCTCATCTTTCTCTCTCTTCTGTTTGCGGATTGGTTTCTTGTTGCCGGCAGGGTCATCATCATCGTCATCGACCTCGTCGTCATCCAAGTCTTGACTATCCTTAAAACTCTGGATAGTACGCTGCGCAGTCTTTTGCGCAATCTTAAGATAAGGAAGAACCGCATTGACCTGCTTTTCAATCTCTGCGTTTACATCCTCGTCTGAGGCTTCTTCATCGAGTTCTAAGTTATTGGCAACATCGGCAGCAATACCCTCTAACTCCTCTCTACTGAACCCCAACGCCTTTGATTTGGGTTTCAGAATAACTAAAACTTGCTTCGTTCTTTTTTTCATTCTAACTAAATATTTAATTGAACAATAAAATTCAAGAAATATCCCAGTACGAAGCGATAGCAATAAGTAATGCTGCAAAATTATAAAAAAAATATTTAATCACCAAATATATTGCAAGAAAATATACTTAATGATTAAATACTTTATGGTTACATATAAATATTAATCTGGATAATTGAGCTTATCCGGTCCAGCTGTGGATAGATATACGGAGAACATATCACATAGTTCTTTTGCTCCTTTTAAGTCGTTGAGCTTGTAATTACCGCATTCCACTTCCGATGCACCTGGAATCGTCTTTGATAGCGAACAAGCCTTGAAGGCTTCTACTATCATTTCCTTTATGAGCTTTGAAGTCCACGTACCTTTAAGGATAAGATAGAAACCTGTAAGACAACCCATCGGTCCAAAATACAGAACGGAATTGCTAAGAGGGCTGTCATTTCGTAGGTAGTCCGCCATCAAATGCTCTATTGTGTGCGCGACAGCAGGTGACATCATATCTTTGTTTGGCTTGCACACGCGAATATCGAATGTGGTAGCAGTCTCCATGCCCCATTTATCTACTCTCGAAACATAAAGACCTGGCTTCAGTTTCGTATGATCAACTTTAAAACTTGGTATCATTCTCTAATAATTTACAAACAACACTAAATGCCTTTTCGGCAAGACTATCCCAAAAACCTGCATACTGCTCGGTCTGGTTCGGCTCCAGGGGATTATCGCTAATAACTCGGATGGACGTAAAACCAATACCCTTCTTGTAGCATACCTGCGCGAGGGCAGCAGACTCCATGTCAATAGCACATACGTTATACGAATTAGGAAGGAAATCCTTAATCGCCAATACCTGCTCTCTCGTAGTGACAAACTTATCTCCCGTAGCTATGGTTCCTAATCTGAATCTTTCATCCATATCAATCCAGGAGAAATCAGAAGGAAAGACTGCCGGCATACCTTGAACTTGCCCGTTGGCATTCGGTTCGCCGCAATATACATCGTGGTAGCAGTACGAATTGCCAATCACGACATTACCAGGCTTTAAACCGGCAACAGCAGCACCGGCACATCCTACCGAGATAACTCTTGTAACTTTGCTGGACGTATTCGACGAAAGAAATTCTGTCAAGCAAGATGCCGCATTAACCTTGCCAATACCAGACTTGATTAAAGCTATGTTTTGAACATTTTTGTAGTCAAGCCAATTCTTTGCAATCCATTCGCTGATAAGGTCGTATTCCTTATCCATAGCGGTAACTATGACAATCATTGCGCACCTCCTTTCGTTAGCTTAAGCTTCTTGCAACGGTTGTAAATAGCGTTCTCGTCCACGCCAATCTTGGTAGCAATGGCTTTTACCGGGTACTTGCCATACATTCTGCGAATGATGAAATCCTCGTCAGCAGTAAACACGTGGCTCTTGCTGATACCCATTTCCTTCATCTTACGATGGATGGCCCAATAATTACGATTGAGCTGCTTTGCAATCTCCGTTGTCGTCATCACCAAAGCGTTAACCTTGATGAACTCAATCTCTTCTGCACTAAAATGTTTTCCTCTACTCATTATTTAATATTTGGGTTCGTTAAGCCGCCCAAGGCTTTCTTTCTCTTTCTGTTATATCTTCTGTTTGCAGCAATCCTTTCAGCGTTCTCTTTACGATAGACTTCCATTCTTGCCAATAAATGTTCCTTATGCTCCTGGTAGTACCTTCTATGGTATTCCCGGATATCCTCCTCACTTCTCGCCATGAACCTTGTCTTTTATAAGTTCGTACAGTGATGGGCTGAGTGTGCTCCATTGATCATTCTCGTCTTTCACGAGATAGAATCCATCAGGAACATAGAACTCTCGATTTCTCAACCTAACTATCAATGTCTGTTTAGTACAGTCTCCGCTGACAGTCTTTACTAACTCTGAAACGTCCGGGCATTTCCATAATTCTTGGATGTTCTCGGAAGATACTTTAATTGCAATCATATCACTTGAACTTAATAATGAAAAACTCATGGTCCAACCACTTGCCTGGGCAAAGACCTTCCTTCGGCTTGCCGATGGTTATACTCTCAATCTCCTTTTCTACCTTTGGGCTATCGTCATAGTAGCCGTTCTTGAAGAGAACGTGAGTGAATGGTACGAACTTCATTGTACCATTATTCAGTTTCTCCTTGATAGCATTGATGTCTATAAGCATTTCAAATGTCTTACCGATATGAAGCTTATCATACTTATCGAAATCTTTGAATTTCTCATCCTTGATAAGGAGAAGGCGACTCATCCAAAAATCTTTAATTACCCGATACTCTTCATTCTTTTCGCCCGACACTATCATATCGAACCATTCCTTGCTGACGATGAGGGTCAAAACCTTTTTCTTCGCATCAGATAAATACTTATCCATTACTTTAGTTAATCTTTCCATAAGCTAATCTTAATCATTTTAGATGAACAACAAAGTTTTTTGGCTTAAACTCGACAAAGCCATTGTCCTTTTTCGTTTGAGTAGTCTCAATACTGAAACCTGCGCAATCCTTAACGAGAACTCTTATTTGAGAACCAACCTTACAGGAAAGCTGAACATAATCAACTTTCTTAAAGTAATGGTCAACAGAATTTCCATACTGAATATGAGGTTTGCCATTACTATCTAATCTAGCCGTTAATTGGTCTAATCTTTCCTCCCTCTTTACACCATCGACTAATGTATGACACCAAAGAGGAGTGCAAGGTAAACATACTAGTCCTACCTTGCCTTCTTTGATTTCATCAAACTCCTTCTCACCTACGGTAATATTCAAAAAAGTCATGTGCTAACCCTCCTTCTTATTTATCTTAGCTATGCGTTCGTTATAGGCTTCATAGTCCTCTTTACTAATCTCAGTAACGCCATGTATGATAGTTGTACCACAAACCATATCATCCTTGAATCGCTCTTCGACGTCAGTGATGAGGTTCATTAGAGGATAGAACTTAATATCCTCCTCTTCCCCTTTAACGGAGCTCGTAACTGAAGTATAGGCTAATTTGCCATCCTTACGTAGGAAGGCGGCTACTGCGTAATAATATCTTTCTTTTATCATAAGTCATATCTTTTTAGTTTATTTGCACTGCTTAGTATATCTCTAATCTCGAAAGGAGTTTTGCCAGCCCACCTGATAAGGTGATTCATTAGCTTGCGAGAATATCTTGCAGAAATCTTTTCAGCCTTTACGATACGATGGTCAACTCTGCCATAGCCACCACCTTTGCTAGCATAATACAAAGCCCATCTAGGCTCCCAGTATTGCTTAATCTTAGGCAGTTTTTTCGATACATCAAACCATCCAATATCATCCTTATATAGCGAGGACTTCCGTAGCAACGCTTCATTATCTTCTTGGCTTGTCTAATCTTCATAGGCTACTTCTTTTTATTACAAGGGCAGCTCTCGGCGTGAATAACACAAACTCCGTGTTTCGTGTCTACTATCAGATAGTCATGCCCTTTCTTGGTGAATATTTTTATATTAAACTCTTCTTTTTCGTGTGGAGTTCCTAAGCTGAAAGAAATCCTAAAACCAATTACCCCTATTATGAAAATCAAAAAGAGCAAACCGTATGACTTGGCTAAGTCTAAAATCTTACTCTTCATACGTTAGTCCTCCTTATCGAATTTATTGCCAACAACATAAGCTTCTAATAAATTAACAAATGGCTCGTAATTGTCAACTTTATCTAAACTCTTGAAGGCAAACGCTCCTTCTTCTTCAATATAAACTACCTCATAGAGATTGTCTATACACAAAAGGTCATAACTGTCATGCACTATATCACCTTCCCAAATCTCCTTTCCCTCACTATCTTTCAACCCTGTGAACTGGCAGACGGTAGAAGGGTCAACCTGATAAGTGGGATTTCTGTTTAACTTGCTTTCTTTCTGACGATTCTCAATGATGTATGTATTACCATTCTCTTCGTAGAAATATCCGCAAACCCATCCTTTTCCGTCAAGACGTTTAGCCTTGAATTTTATACTTTCTATCTTCATATCTATTTTGCTTTAACATTATACACTCCATCAATGACCTCCACCTCGTAGCAATCGGGACAATAATGCTTACCATCTATCATTTCCCAATCAGAGTAGTCACCAATATCAACTTCTTTGTTACTGAATAGTGCAGAGCAAGTATCTGTACCACCAAATACTTCTCCGCATCTATCGCAAACAATCTGATACATTGTAATTGGTCTATACATAAGCTATTCTTCTTTAAGTTCTACTGGCTCATCGCTCCAAGATAATTCTCTTCCGATGAGTTTCTTGATAGTTCCTTTGGGAAGACTAACAGAATCATTACAGATTGGATTCATCATCCAATATCTATCACCATATCTTGTTGGTTTACTTTGGCAAACTCTTTCTTCGCCATTAAATCCTACACATACCCATGCCATAACTATTCCTCCACTTTTACACCGAAGGGAACGCCGTCGGCAAAGGTGAACCATTCAAAAGCCGTTTCAAAATCAAGACGCTCAACATCTGTTTCGATTCCGTCTGTCTTTATTCTTTGAATAATGAGATAAACGTCCTTACTGCTTTCTATGACCTTGTATTTAATGAACGGCTCATGTTTTCTTATTTCTTGCCAGCATTCTTCTTCGGTGTTGAATGGTCGGAACTTTGCTTCGCTTTGTTGTTTGATTCGATACTCGATATTGTTCCAATACTCAAGCTCTTTCATTTCCGTCCATTCATTCATATCTTGCCAGCTTTTGCTTAATGCACTTGGTTTGGTTCTACACTCAATTACCCTTCCTTCTGCGTAGGCTTGTAGGATAGGATAAAATTCTTTAGCTTGATTTCTGTCCATAATTTAGTCCTCCATTATAATTCTTCATACATTTTTTGATGTTGTTCTAAACTCTTTGTAAGTTTCTCAATAGCCATATCTTTCAATTCTTTAAAAGATATAAACATAAAAATGGAAGTTCTTTCTCTCCAATTGCTTAGTCCATCAGACAATGTGATGGTTTCTTCTGTTGCATCTATTGCATCCTTCCAATACTTAAGAACTTTCTTTTCTTTTTCAATAATACTTCTTAAGCATGTAGCTTTGTTATAAATTTCTTCTGTCATACTTAATCCTCCAACTCTATGTTATTTTCTGCTGCGTAGCCATCTTGTGCTTCCTCACAATACTGACCTTCGCAAAGCCCACCTATGCCGATGTTATATTCTGAGATAATGTTCTTGTTACAATACTCACAGATAGCATCGCCAAGTTTATTTTGTAATTCTTCTCTTGTCATAATTCATCCTCCAATTCTTTTTGAATATCGTTCAACCACACAAGAACGTCATCAATATTAATGTAAGAAACATATCCCTCTTTATGCTTTCTTAATTGATTCTTCTTTTTAATAATTATATTAATTGCAGTTACTTTACTCATTGCTTATCCTCCTTTTTTCTGTTTCTTTCTATATGCTTTAGTTGCGCTATACTTATATTGCCATATCGTTTATACATACTTTGGAGATATACAATATAGCCAGCTAATGTTATTTTATTTGCATTCATATTCTCTTCTTTTTACCACCTGCGAATGCTTGTGTCATGTTTATCGCAGATTTAACATCTTTGTACCTGACGCCACAAACTGTTGCCACATCTTTAATTGCCTCATCCATTTTGAATTGCCTTGCCAAAAACTGATTGTTCTTTATCAAGTTGACGATTTCTTCTTTCGTATGAATGCCTTTCCAAAATAGTTCGGTATGTGAGCCTTCTCTTTCATCATCATCTACAGAGAACGGAACACCATAATTTGTATAAACCTCTCCGTGATGTTTGATAACGTGGCGACCAGGATTCTTTCGGATATAATTTATCCAAGTTTCATTATCGCATTCGCGCCATATCTCATACTCTGCCGAGGTCAGCACTTTGTCGATGCCGATAGGATAATGACCGGAACACCCATTTGTTCCAAAGTAAATAATCTCTGCCATATTCTCTTCTTTTTACCCTCTCCATGATGTTATCAAAATAATAACGGATTGGAGTCTTTATGAGCCTTTCACTCATTAACGTTCTTCGATGTGTACTAAATGCTTGATGCCTTTTCCACATAAGAGTGCTCTGAGGTGAATTGTCAAGCGGTAATTGATATTTTACGGCTACACCTAATGCCAACCAATCTAATTCGAGCACGGCTTTTTCGTTATTATCTTAATTTCACCAAGGAGAGGGTGGTTAGTTACAAATCATCAAACTCTTTCTGAAATCTCTGTTTTGTTTCATTCAGAAGCTGCTTGAATTTTGTTTTAAACTCTTCATCACACTCTGAAAGCCCATAAATAGCATCAGCAAGACTACTACGCATTGATTTTGTAGACATATTTAAGAGTTCATTTACTTTAGGAATTAAACTCTTTGCTAAGATATTTGCTCTTTCTAATTTTTCTGTATTCATATTACTATCTATTTATATCCTTTGCGGGATGGTTAATCAATCTTCTTGATGCTATCAACTTCCATACTCCATAGTACAAATTCTCTACAGGAGCGAGTGCCATTTTTCTTAGCAGGGTTGATTTTTACTTCAATCTCACCATTATAGCCACCGTAACCTCGATTAGGGACGATGCTTGTAATCCAACAAACATCACATCTAGAGCATCTAACTTTGTCGCCAACCTTGTATGGTAGACTTTCTATGTACTCCTTCACATCAGAACAAATCTGATTGTTAGCATCATTGATAATACTTTGTTGCTTGGCAACCTTTACTTTTAATTCTTCTTTTGTCATATCTTTTAAAATTATGCCCGAAGGCGGTTAATAATTGCGTCTTATCTCAACTTCCCACTCCTTAGAAGAGAACTTCTTTTTGAGGTTTTTAATTAAACTCTCTATCTCTTCAAGAGATTCAAAGGCATTAACTAAATCCCCTACTTGATACCAATAGTCCCATCTGTCTGGTTGCTCATCTTTCTCCTTTTGAGTGAGTGGTCTAACAAACTCCCCTTTGATGGTTTGATATTCATTTGGAATTTCAATTCCACCCAAATATCCACTTACCGAGCTGTTACCACACACATTGCTTACTTTAATATACAATTTTGCGTAATAATGTATTGCTCCACCACAAAGACCACAAAAAGAACTGATTTCTATATTCAATAGTCTCTTTTTGTCTTTAGTATAGCTACCAATAGTTGTGTATTGTTTACCTGCGAGATTAAACTGATATCCTTCTCCAATATTCTGAGGAATAGCCCCAGTTATCTTAGATATATCAAATCCATTTTCTATTCGTAAATAGGTTATATTCATACGCTTTACTTTTTATTATCCATCATAAGAGCCATATCGTGTACTTTGCGACACATTTGGCAAACATCTTCAAGACTCCTTGTATTCCAATTATAGTACATTCTTCCGTGGTCTTCGGTTATTACTACAACCTGTCAGTCACAGAGGATTCGCCATATCATTCTCAATTTATGTTTCATACGCTTTACTTTTTACGATGATTATACTTATCACAACACCAAGTAAATTGACAAGCCCAGCACTTTGAGCCATCACATTTCTCGTTATGCAATTTATACTTATCCATACGCTTTACTTCACTCTTTTAAATCTGATAACTGCGTCAATATATCCTGCTGATGGCAGGTAAAAATGATAAGTACCGCCAGAATGCCCAATACATGCATGAGCATTAATATCCACATTCTTAATGGTATAAATTTCCGTTTTACCATCAACGAAAGTAAGTTCATACATTCTTGTCTCGGTTTTAACCGGCTCACTTTTGCAAGCTACAAATAGCAATGCTGGTAGTATAACTAAAAATATCTTTTTCATAATCAAAACGCAATTCTAAAATCCTTACCTTTCAAAGTAGGTCTCTTTTGGAGGACGTACTTCTCTAATTCTTCAAAATCTATCGGGAAGAGCGCACAATATTTATACTTTAATGTGCAGACGAATCTTCCGTCGAGCATAACATCAAATACAAATGTTTTCATTGTTCACCTCCTTCCTTTGTAAACAAATCATCAATATAAAGCCAACGAACAATACCATAATATTCAACAGTTTTATTCCAATAAGAACTTCTAAAGAAGCTAGTTTTAACAATTTGATATCCTTCCCTATCTCTACCATCAAATAATATTGGACTTGTATTAGCAATTGGCTCTTCATTAGCAGGATGCCATAACTCTTTCAAGAATTTTTCTTGCATCCATGTAGCACCTGATTTAAAAGCTTCTTCTATGATCCTCTGTATATTGTCATCATAGTTATTATACCCATCTTGTGCATAATTAGTAGCTTCTTCTTCTATTTTCTTATCGTCTATCATAACTTATTTCTCCTTTAAACGTTCTATTAATTTATCTGCGATTTTGATGGCAGAATTAACAACACTGTCATACGTAGAGTTAGGACGTTGTACAAGACCTGCTGCAACATCTTTTGCTATCTCATATCTTCTCTGCTCCCAAATGTTTTCTTCGTTATCATTATTCTGGGTAAAGCTTGAACAAAGTATTACATCCTCCTCATTTTGTTTGGGTCTTTTGCTACAAAAAAAATATCTGGAGCAGTAACTACATAATCCTTTCATCCCTCACCTCCTTTCCACTCATCAGTCGTTCCTAGTAGATGTGCTGTCTCTTTGTTGTAAGGAATACAATACTTACGACTAAATCCGATACAACGAAAAGGATATTGTGATTCTTCTTTATAACGAGAAAAGAGGTCAGCTTCCCATACATCATCTTTCTCATTTCGCCCCAATACTTTATCGAATGTCTTAAACTCACACTTAGGCTTTTCTATTTCCAAAGTTTTAAGATCGAGTTTGCCACCAATTTTTTCCTCAATATTATATATATAGATTTGAGCAGCATTACTTTCTTCAATATGAAAATGTTGGGTAACACAAGTATAGCGTCCTGGGACATAATTTTTATAATTCTTATTAAGATAATGTCTACCTATAAAGGTTGTATATGTATCATCTGTAAACTTTTCGAAGATAATATGCGCATTATTCTCATTAACCAAGATATCGCCCTTCTGCCAAGCAAATTTGTTCCAATCACGCATTTCTTTTGATGGGAACAATAGAGGTTCTGCTTCTGCATGATCAAAGTACTTGCCATTATTATAGAAAGAAGATGATTCAGCATGGTGATTTACTACTATTATAGTATCTTCGCTGCATATGCTTGAAGTATATACATCTCCAAATAAGGGAGACCACAACTTCGTATTTACTGGCTTACCATTTAAGATTTTCGCTAAATTAATATTCTTTTCCATATCATTAATTTCTCATTATGTGACACTTAATAACCTTATGAACCATATCTGGCTGCGATTCATTAAAACTCTTAATAAACTGACGCTCCATTTCCTTTGGGAAAATGGGCTTTGTCGGCTTCGGCATCGTGAGAACGGCTTGAATCTTTGCCCCCCCACTCAGCGTAAGCAGACATCTGCGAGTTATCATTTTACCAAACATCATAACCTTACCCTTTCACATAGTTGATTACGTGCTCCTGGGCTTGCTCATGCAAGTTGTCAAAAGCGTCTTCTATAACTTTGGCTGTCTGATCGCCATTAAGGTTCTCCAGCATTTCGCCAACTACCTCTACCATCTTATCTATAGGTAAGGAACAGAACTTATCAACTAAGAAGTTCTTCTGCTCGTTGATGGTCATATCATCAAACAACTCCGATAAATCTACTTCAACTTTATAATCTGCCATAATCTTAATCGAAAATATGATGGTTCAACTTTCTCTTTCTGAGGTTTCTCTTAATCACTTCCATATCCTTGTGGTCGTTAGTGTGGTCCGCAAGAAGCTTGATGATTTCATAGATGTCATTTGCGTTATCCTCCAGGTTGGCGCAAATATTCTCATCACCGAAGAAACTCTTATTAAAGGGTTTCAAATGGAAGTAGTACTTTTTGGCTGCATCCTGCATTTGAGTGTAGTGCATCTTCTGCTCTTGCTTGTAGCGAACGCTTAACAGCCTAAACATGCCCTGCTCATCCTTGATGAGCTGATCTAATACATCTGTTACCATTGCAATCAAACAGCCATTGACCTGCAGGCGTTGAATAATCTTTTCCTGCTTCAAGCCAGATGTTACACCAAGCTCTGAGAGTGTAACCTTCAAATCGTTTACTGTAACTTTCTCTTTTCCCATTGTCTTACTTTTTAATTATCAAACCATAAACCTGCATATCTCCATTCCCAATGAAGGCAAGTGTCATTAGGCTTCTTGCCTTCACTATAGCATATCTCGGAAGCTATGCAATTACTACATATATGCTTCATAATCATGGAAGTTTAGATACCAAATAATCTATCTCCTTATCCGTAAGCTCCAAATCGTTCTTACGCTTGAACTTGATGATGGCATCTACTCCGACCTCGCCTTTAACCAACTGATAGATGGCATCCTCATCAAATCCCTTATCTAGGTCCTTGATAAGTTCCATTCCTAAATCATAGATTTTCTGTTGAATCTCCTTTTTGAGGTCTGCGTTAATTCGCTCTAAAGCTTCTGCTTTTTGACTGAATCCGCATCCGCCCTCAATGGCGAAGTCGTTACTGATGTTCTGACACATCTGATCAATGTCCTTGCTACCGAAGAACTGAGCGAAATAGGTATCGCCCTTCAAGGACTGTAGAATATCGATTTCTTCTTGCTTTGTCATAACTAATCCTCCTTTCTTTATTTATCAAATTCTTCACGCAACTCAATAAGTTTGTTTGTGAAATAAACCATAGTTTCTTTCAAAAGTGAAACCATGTCTTTGTGATTGAGTATGTCTCCAACCGCTGTGTAGTACTTAAGATTATCGTTCGCCTCAATAAGGTCAAATTCTCCACAGCTTGCCACATTGGTGTTGAAAGACTCTTCCTGGAAGAAGCCATTTTTTTTCTGGTAACGAATTACCAGGCTTCTGTTTCTTTCGACTCCTTTTAAATTCAAACAAACGTTAAGTGACTTAAAACCAAAATCGATATATTCTACCTCCCAATCAGGACAAACTGAAATTACATTAATAATCTTAATCTTGGCTGACTCAAGTGTATTCTTGATGTTCTTTCTAACCTCTTCCTTCTTTGTTTCAACTGAATTGTTCATAATCTTTATAATTTTAATTGGTTCAACTTATAAGGTAGGCTCTGGATAGTCAAAAGTACTACCTTTTATCTATATGCAAAGGTACGAAAATTTTCTGATATATGCAAATTTATCAACGATTATTTTAGTTAAAAATACTAAATTATAATGCACTGATATTCAAGCAGTTAAGGCGCTTACTCTCACGAGCAAACGCCTAGCTAACATAGTAAAAAGAAAATTACAAGAAACCGCCACGTCTGAGCTGTGCATCGGTAGCATTGTTAAGCCACTCCTCGCACTTCTCTATGATGCCCGTACAAGCGTCCGGTGCATCATCGTGAGCGTTATATCCTTCCTTTCTGTAGGATTTCATATCGTGGGCGAACTCCGGCCACAACTGTTCCCAATTAGAAGGGAAAACTAGTTTATTGTTTACCTCGCTGGAGCGAGTGAAGATTCTAATCTGTTTGTTCTTCGATTGCGTGAACGTTACGAACTGGGTGATTCTGTTTCCGTGTTCCCTTGTTATGCGCTCGACATTGCGGGCATAAGAGCGGCCACCATTGTTACTTTCAACGAAACACACGTCTGTCTGATTGCGCTTAACCATATTGGCTTGCGCTGGTTCCGTATATTCCATTGGTCGCTTGGTGTATAGAACATCGGTAACATAGTAGCCGTCATCGTGTGCATCGAAACATATAGAGCAAAGGAAGTCGAAACCGGTATCTGCCGAGTCGGTGTAGTTGCCAATCATTCTTGCATACCTTCTGTCCGGCAGCTCATCGTATGTTCTGAAGGCATGGTACATAAGACCTTCCATAGGGGTAGGGTTCTGCATGTACTGTGTCTCGAATACGAACTCGCTGGCATGCTTGATTTTATACAGCTCCTCCAGCGTATGCTTCCACGGCCACAAGGCTCTCTCCTTTCCGTCCTCGTCTGTCTGTATTACCGGGAGGGAAACAACCTTCCACTCATTTGGCTCAATCTCTTGAAGGTAACCGCACAAGTCGTGCTCGTGCAACCTCTGCATGACGATGATAATTGGCGTATGACGTGAGTTTACACGGTTACGGATGGTTGTCTCGAAACGTCTGTTGATAGACTCTCTGACGTTATCGGACAAAGCATCGTCCGGTCGTAAAGGGTCATCGATAACTATGGCTCCCGAAAAGTGACCGGGGTTGAACGTAGCCATGAACTTATCCATGTTCTTTATGTCTTCTTCGGTCCAGTCTGGTTGACCTGCACCAAAACCTGTGATCTGACCCAAGGTAGATGTAGCATACTCACCACCACCTGCCGTTGTGCTCCATTTTGATCTTGTGTTATCGTTCTTTCTGATTTTGACATTCGGAAATAGTGTTTGAAAATATGTAGAAGTTATCGTGTCCTTGACTGCCATAGAATTGTCCTGGACGAGACTTCCGGAATAAGATATATGAAGAAACTTTGAAGCAGGGTTCAGCGCAAGACCATATGCGATAAACATCTGTGAACACAAGAGTGTCTTTCCATAACGAGGGCTGATGTTGATAATCAGCTTGTTAGTCTTTCCCCTTATCACATCCATGAGCGCATCACATATAATCCTGTGATGTTCGCCTATTACATACTCACGTCGAGCAGTATAGGCGAACATCTTAGTAGTGAATTGCAGCAGGGACGATGCCACTAACTGCTTATGAAGAAAACGTTGTTTCTCAAAGTCCATTTATCTTCTGTAATTCTTTAATATCATCCAAGGACAGCTTAGGGAACTTGAAGTCCTCACCATCCTTGCCGGTTACTTCTTGAATATGCTTATCTGCCAATCCGTTGAGCCTTGCAACAATGCTGGAATCAAACTGATGAAGCATGGCGCCATCAATCTGCTGGGCCATCACGACATTCTCAATCTGTGTTATCACCTGCTCAAAGCCTGGTCTCTTAAGATTACCTCTCTTGAAATCCGCCCATTTCTGAACGATGCCACAGAAAGCACAAAATCCGACAAGGGTATAGGCTCTTCTGAAAACCCTTACCTCTTGTCTCATGGAATTTGTGGATTTGCCGCTGCCGCCTGCAATGGAATTGCTACCAGTCTTTTGCTGCCAAGGGTCGTTTTCAACATCATCACAGTAAGCTACAAACTTATCCCATAATTCCTGAGAAGACTTAATCTTGTATGGTCTTCCAACAGGATTGGGGATTCTATGTACGAAAGACTTTACTTTCGGCTGTGATGATTCATCTGTCATGGCTTCTTAACTTTTACTAGTTTACCGCAAGCGGAACAATTATACTCATAATACTCTGAAGGCTTGACCTGGATATTCTCCTCAACGCCCTTCATTTCCTCCTTGAACTTCTGGTCCTTCTGGGCTTCCGTTACGACCTTCTTAGCCGTATGGTTAGTCTCAGCCTTTGAAGGTGCGGCCGCAGGCTTCTGTTCCTTTGGCTTAGCGTTGAGTCCAAGCATACCGGCAATGCTCTCATCGAAAGCAAACTGAATGCTGTTAGGATCACCGAGATAGGAGAGCTCCTTGCGAAGCTTCTTCTCGTTCCAAGTGGCAAACTCGGACGTCTTGTCATCAGCGATTCTATACTGCTTAATCTGCTCATCAGTCAGATAGTCAACACGGATGCAGGGAACCTTATCCATTCCCAATGCCTTAGCAGCCTTATACACACCGTTACCGGTTACAATCACGTTGTTCTTGTCAACGGAAATAGGCTGAGTGATGCCGAAATCCTTGATGGACTGCATGATTGCCTGTACTGCCGTCTCGTCGGTCTTGTGCGAACCGTCATGAGGCACGATACTGTCAATAGGTAACTCAATTACCTTGTCATTAATCTTAATCTCTTCCATACCTGTTAATCCTCAATTTCTATTGTTTCCATATTTCCGCAATATGGGCAAACGACCTTCATATAATGTGAACCGTCCTCGCGCTCTTTGAGAACGAACAAATCCTTGGCAGGGTCTTCCTCCTCCTCATCTGAAGGAGCTTCCTCACTTTCGCCAGGCTCTTCATTGGATGGAGCCTCGAAGTTCTCCTCATCAACCTGAGAATAGTCATCCTGGAAGCCACCATACTCTTCTGCCTGCTGGTTGATGCTGTCGAGGGAGAAGTTGAGCATCTGGTTGATATCCTCAAAGAAGAATGCCTGCATATCGGTAGGAACCTCCATGTTGCGCAATTCCTCCAAAAGCTGGTCTTCATCAAAAGAAGACTTCTCTGCCAGCTTGTTATCGAGGATGCGGTACTTCTTTGCCATTTCGTCGTCCATATCCGAGTAAACGACAGGAACGAACTCCATGCCCAACTGGTAAGCGGCCACGTATCTTGTGTGACCGGCAATGATTACACCTGCCTTATCAACGAGGATAGGCTTAACGAATCCAAAACGCTTGATACTCTCCTTGGTAGGCTCAACCGCATTCGTGTTGTCACGAGGGTTGTCATAGTAAGGAAAGATTTCACTGAGCTTAACTGACTTTACTTTCATTTCTTATCCTCCTTCTTCTTGGCTGTCTCTCTTGCTACGCGTCTCTCGTCGACAACCTTTTCGATAGCCGCATTATACTTATAATTCTTGAAAATCTTGTCGAAACCAGTTACATACTTAAGCTTTACAAGCTCTTTCTGCTCCAGACCTACCTTTTCGCAAATCTCACGCTCAGACACACCGTCTCTGAGCATATTGAAAACGATGTTTACCATTCCATCTACAGAGTGACTTCCACGGGCGCGATTGTGTCTTACGGTTGATGCCATACGCTGGTCGATGTCCTTGTCTAGGACTACAATCGGCAGCTTTCCGCCACATCGCTCATTGATGTCCGCAAACTTGCGAATAACGAGGTTTCTGTGGAAACCGTCGATGATTACATACTTCTGCAGCTTCTCATCCCAAATGGTAACGATAGGCATTGTGTAACCGTCTTCCCTCACGGATGTATAGAGAAGACGCATTTCCTTATCTGCCACATGGTTAGGGTTGTAGTTGTTGGCTACAACCATATCCTTGTCAACCCAAAGCACGCAATCTACAGGGTTGACTTTCTCCGGAGATAAGGAACTGATATACTTTCTGAGGTCGTTCAAAAACTGCACCTTATCCTTGGCAGCATCAAACTCCTTCTTGATGTTCTCTTGAAGATTCATATTCCTTATTAGCTTTTTCTATTTTAACATAATTGTCGCTCAAATACTGACGCAAAGAACGCTCTACGCTCTGAATGCGCTTCATTCCGAAATCTTCCGCAATGACGCAGACAGCGCTGGTATAACCAATCTGATGTATTACGTAATCAATGCACTCCTGGCAATGACCGGCTTTAGCTACATTTCTCTTCTTGGCGGAACGGTAGCCTTTCTTGATAGTCTCAGCATTCTTCTTATCTTCGCAAAGATTGTCTGCGAGATAGTCAACGTATTCATCCCAATCCTTGAAATAAGGTGGCAAGTTGTAGCAGTATGTTGCCACTTCATTAAAGACGTGCACAGACGTATTGACGTTTGCCACTCTTCGTACCAGCTTGTCGTAGAACCATGGATCAACCTCCTTGATGAAACCTAAGTCGTGGATAGCCTGCTCATGGATGAGGGAACTTACTCGGCACGCTCTGAGTGGCTTCTGCGTGAACTGATAGTTATAGAGCTTACAGTACGGAAGCTTGTTGCTGAAGATGTAATACCATACATCATAAACCTTCCAATCCCAAATAGGGTAGAGTACCAGACTTCTCGGTGTGCCGTCTTTATAATATCCGCCACCACCTCCCCACGTAATACCTGGAAGGCACTCGCCTCTAGTAAGACCCGACAAACGTGCCGGCGATTCCTCGATACGGACACCGCCCAAAGTTAGGTAGTCTTTGCCAAAGAGCATTCTGTGTACCTGATCAAGAGTCTTGGAGAAATACTGATTGTGCGGAATCTCCAAATCACCATATGAATCTGGTTCCTTCTCACGAATCCACTTTTCTCCTGGCCCCCATACATTGAACCATTCTCCCTTTGAGGCATTCCATTCCTGGAAGTATGACTGAATCCAATACGGCTCAACCCACGGCAAGTGCATGATGTATCGTATATACTCGATAGTCATTGGAGTCTCTGCCTCTTGGTCTAGGAAGAGGACAGGAATCTTTTCAATTCCCATCTCCTTCATAACCTCGTGCGCAAGGTTGAGAACCACGGTAGAGTCCTTTCCTCCCGACATCGTCACGACAATCTTACGCTTACCATAAAACTCCCGAAAGATGTATCTGAATCTTTCAAGAGCTGCCTCATAAACGTTTTTGTCACTGTAAAATATCATTTCTTTCTATTGTTTAATAATACCTTGTCGCTGGAATTACTGAAATGGGTGTCAAGGTAATTCTTAAGCCTACCCATCATTTCATTATTGTTGTGGCCGCGAGCGGCATTGTGCATGATTGTTGCATATCTCAACTTCTCTTCGTCGAAGTCAACGAAGCATACAGGAACCATCTCATATCCGATGACGCAGGCGGCGCGGTATCTGTTCTCTCCGTCCACAATCTGCATCGTCGAGCGGTTGACAACGATAGGCTGAGTAAATCCGAAATATAGCAACGATTTGATGAGAAGGTCGAAGCTGTCTGCATCATGCGTGTTAGGGTTATAGTCATTCGGATAAATGTCATCAACCTTGACGTATTCAATATGCAACGGCTTCACCTGCTCAACCTCGATATTGTCCTTTGCCAATTTCAAGGCTAGATTTTCCTTAGAGTTTTTTGTATTCATCGAGAAATTCCTTGTTTACGATTTCCTTAACCCAATCCTTGCTTGACTTAGCCAAATAAGGATTCTTGAACTCACTCTCCCAATCTACAGACTCAACATCAAACTGGTTGTCGTAGGTCTTACTGTTCCTAGGAATGCCACCTACGGCGCCTGGATTGTTGAATGTGCTTCTGTATGCACCGAAATGCTGAACCAGACCGGGAACGATAGCGTAAAGGTCGATACCCTTTGCCTGAAGGTATGCCTTAAGGCGTGAATCATCATAACGTGTCTGATCATCAGTCATCTTGTTTGAAGTTTCAACAAAGTCCTTGGCTAGGTCATTTGGATATACGCTAGCCTGCAGCCAGAAATTAGTCTTTGTAGAAATAACGTGCTTGCCCTTTGCGTAACAATCAGTATAGTCACCATTTGTTGGATTGTAGAAACTGATAACGTTGTTTTCTGGAGCAAAAGAGAGAATATGTAAAATCTTGGCAAGAATGTTGCGGTCAAAGGTAATGTCATCGTGGATAACCATTCGATGGGTTCCTTCTGCTACCTCTTGCGTCAACGCTTGGGAATAATTGTCCCAAAGACCCTTACCTCGGTCCATAGAGATACTGACAGGAATACCATAAGGTTTCGTGCTGGTCTCTATCAACTTCTTAAGGTATTTGCCCTCACGTTCTCGCTTCGGAACGTTGAGGATGATAATCTGAGAGAGTTTAATCATATGCGTAATTATTTAGTTACTGTCCATTCTCCACCTCGCTTGGCTACCTTGCTTATGGCTACAGCCAAACGGTTTCTGTTCATATCGCTACCATAGAAAACCTTACCTGCGGCATAGGCTGCTTGGGCAACAAGTCCTTGACCCATGAAGAAGTCTGTGATAGAGCTGAACGGAACATCCTTACAAATCTTGAACACCGCATCCCATTCATCCATTCCCTGGAGTCCCCAGTCTTCTGCCTGCTTGGTGCCTTGGATAATCCAGCACTTGCAATCTGGCTTATGATAATAGGTGTTCTCGTAGATTTTTACATGAGGGAACAGCGATTCTACCATAGGAACCAACTGTTTCTTATTTCTGTAGAAGCACTCGACGAATAGTCTGTCCGGATTAATCTGCTCGATGCACCTCTTGATGTGGGCAACGAACTCGTCAAAATTATCAACCGGGCATTGCTTCTCCGCCTTGGTATAATACGCTTTGAGGACACCTTTACTTCCTGCTGGGTCGATGAATACGCAATCGGCATTCTTTGAAAACTCCGGAAGCCCCAAAGTAATATCGGCAATGGTAATCTTGCTACCATTGCCTAAACTGTAAATCTCGCCTTCTGTGATGGGGTATTTGTCAATACTGCCATCATAACGCAAACCTTTCTGTGATGTCATACGCAATTTACTATTAAATAATTGTGATACTCTGATACGTTTTCTTCACCAAAAAGACTGCACAAGACCTTCTTTGAATAGAAAAAATGTCTGAACTCCACATCACACTTCTCATAAGTGACCGGATGATATTTCTCCTTGTAGAACATCAAGAACTTGCGAGCCTTGCACTGCGATATTGCCAGAATGGCATAACGGGAAAGATAAGATGGGGAACCGAACAATGCTACGATATTGTCGAAATTCCTGCAATCTAAACTCTTTCCGTCGAAAGGCTCACATACAACCCTATCCTTATAGGCTGGGTATTTGTTAGTGAACTGCTCCAACATTCCTTTACTAGGATCAATTCCTAGATATTCCTGTGGGTCGATTTTTGCAATCTCTGTCAGCAAGCCGGTACCACATCCGATGTCTAGGATTGAACCGCTGAGAGGTGGGAGCATTTGCCCCACCTCACGGTTCTCAACGAGACTCATTTCATCACGAAACAAAGTGTCGTACTTACTTGCTATTTTATCATACTGGGAATAATTCATTTTCTACTGTTGCCTGTTGCCAGGTGATTTTTTTACTTGAAATGGTTACGAAATTCTTGTGATTGTATATGTTACAATTCGGGAACATCGATTTCAACTGCATTCTGTCATAGGTGAAATGGTGCATTTCCTCGAACTCTGCAGGGGTGTAGTCATCCTTGTAGAACATAAGGCAATAATCCAAACCACTCTCGCCCAGTTTGCGGAGATACTGAGGCATGAAGTAGGAAGCGGTACCGAAAAGAGCAACCACAACGCTGTCTGCCGACATCCATTTCTTTATCGCCTCCTCAAAAGAAATAGTAGAACATCTTCGGAAAAAACCAGAGGTCTTCTCCCTGAACTGCTTGATTGCTTTCTTGCTAGGATCAACTCCATAATACATTTCCGGCTTTATCTTGGTGAAAGCGACGAAGTCTCCGTTTCCGATGCCTGCCTCGAAAAATCTTCTGTCCTTGAACGTGAACATGATAGATTTTGCCATCACGTCCATTTCCTGATTCGAATAGATTCTCGGTACCGGCCACTCCAGGAAGTCGAACTCGTTGAAAACCTTCTGTCTGTTCAAAATCCAAGTAGTCTCGAATGGGTCACCCATCGTCCAATACTTGTAACCGTCAATGTAAAGGTAAGGGAAATTATACTTTCCCCATCTTTCATGGACTCCATTGTCTCGCTGTGCGCTGACGAAGTAATAGAACTCGTCGTTTGTCAATGCGCACTTGTCTCTGTGAATGTACTCATGAGGAACGTCTATCATTGAAGTGGCCCATTGCCACTTACAACGCTTGATGAACTCTCTGAGCTTACTGTAATCGTATTCCATCGCTGCAAATTTAATAAAATATTTAATGATTAAATACCTAAAACCTAAAATTAACTATATTTTAACATAAAATTGTGCATATATGCGGCTTGGATAGTCAAAAACACCGCAAAATAGGCTCTTCTCATACGCAAAGGTACGAAAAAATCCCGATATATGCAAATATATCAAGCGGAAAATTTAGCCAAAAATACTAAAAATTACGCCGTTCTGCTTGCTCTGTTCGGAAGCCTAGATTCTATCTGCCACAGATTGTCTTTGATAAGCTTCAGAATGGCATCGTGAAAAGCGGAATTGATGTTTCCGTGGCCCTGGCATTGAACAACAGTAACATCGGCTAAGTTTACCTCGATTGTCTCCATACGCTGCCCGTTTACCTTGGCAGAAAGTATGAGGCAGTTCGGCTTTCTGTTCACATCGTAATAACCGTTCCTAAATACACAGTGCCCCATTTCCTTGCCCTCTTCAAAGAACTCCTGGACGGACTTAAGAACCTGTATGTCTATGGCGCCATCCTTTATGTCAATGTCAAAGAACTGCTTTCTTCTGTCAACATATACATTAGCCATTGCTTCTGCCTTTTTCTTATTCTCCTCTTCGGCTTTAGCAGCTTGCTCCAGATATCTGAGTTGCATTTTCTCTTCCGCAATCAAACGCAGCTTAGTCATTCTGTCCTCCATTTTCTTTTTCTTGTTGTCTGCTGCCTTTAGCCACTTGTCGTGCGCCTCACGAAGATTCTCCGGGCAAACTATAGAAGGGTTACGTACATCTTTCTTAAGATACATAATACTGTCGAGCATATCCCACCACAAGCTATCGTAAATATAAGAAGCCTTTCCGTGTCTGACAACAATCTTGACGGCAGACATTTTTTCTCTGTCGAAGACAGCTTCATGGTACTTACACACCTTCCACATATCAATATCACGTCTCATGAGAGTTTCATTGTATGGGTTAGCATTGACGGAACGGAAGATTTCGTCACACAGAATCTTTTCCCCGAAGTCTCTGAGAGCATATTTATACTTGCCTTGGACTGAAGCGTAATATACTCCATCGAATCCAATATCACGAGGATCACCCAAGAAACTCCATACAGTATGCGTTCTTACTTCCAACTTTCCGAAAGCAGAAAAAGCATCTTCTATATATCCGCTGGTTCGCTGCTTGGCAAGAAAAACATATTCTCCGTCTTTCAACCATTGCTGCATACACTCCTTGAAGTAAATCTTCTCCTTAACCATCTTGTGGAACCGGAACTTCACTCTTACCTGGAAGTACCTGAGAACCTGCCATCCCTTGAATGTGCATACAAGGTAGAAGCATCCTCTAGAAAATCTATCACTGTATTTGTAGGCATCATCTTCAGAGATGCAAGTCTTGATGGCCCACTCACGCTGCTTGTCTGATAACTCCGGTATTCTATCTGAGAGTTTTACAACTTCACGTTCTGTCTTATTTCTTGGCTTCATAACTCACATATTTAAAAATCAAACAAACTCAACTGCCCAATCTCTGCATCCTTCTTTCTCTGAGCCTCGGCTTTCTTCTTCAAGCGTTCCTTCTCTGCGGACTCCTTCTTTTTGAGCTCCATGATCTTGGCTTGCTTGAACTCCTCCTCAGCCTTCTTCTCCAGATTCTCCTTGGTCTGGTCTGAGAGATTTGTAACAATGGTGCAATTCTGATTCTTAGTGAATGAGACTTCTTCTTCATTATAATAATGAACTGCCATTCCGTAAATCTCATCATCGTCAAAGCCATTCCTTCCGGATTTCTTGACCTCTGAGATAATAAAGTCGCAGCAATCATCGATATTCTTGCCAGGCTTGGCGTAATCCTTTGCGAACAATTCATCCTCTGCTGCACGCTTGTCAAGATATGCCTTGATTACCTTCTTGAATGTTTCTGATCCTTTCATAACCTTTCCATTTTTTGAAACCGATGGGCTTGTTTCTGAATCCCTTACGGAAAGCTTCTCTCATAGAGATGCAAATGAAATCTACGCTGCATTGTGCCAAGCCCGTACAAAACGCACAATCCTCGCAATCATCCATTGGTTCCGCTACGTACACGATGCCGTTAATGACTATCGCCGCTTTCTCCTTGAAGACTGCCATTCCTTTTCGCTAGCAAAGCCTTTGACCTTATTAATCTTCTAGCCAAATCAAAGTCTTTGGGCCTTGTGGATTTTTCATTAATAAAAGCTGCTGCTTTTTATAGAACACTAAGCAGTTCTTTGAACTCAGTCTTCGTTGTCTTCACTTCCATACGCTTTCTGTGCCGTTATAATTCTACAACCGGTGTAATCGTCGGCAGAAAGGACAATCTCACCATTCTTAACCTTTTCTCTAATCATGGAGCAAGCATCCGTATTTGATTCTGCCTCTACGGTTATTGTCTTACTCAAAGTTTCTTGAATGCAAACATCATATTTCATATTATGTTACCTCCCATGTTTCAATATTAAACTCATAGTTTTTACCACTACATTGGCTCTGCCCGATATTGCGCAAATCTTTAAGTTGCTCTTCCGAAGCTCCGTTAGCCTCGGCTGTTGCGTAGCATTTCTGAAGGTTATCGGCTACCCTGAGCAATTCACCGCTTCCCTTTGTATGCCAGGCATCATCTTTATAAATTAGATATACCTTCATAATTAAACCACTTTAAAATGAACACTAGTTTTATCTTTACGTTCACGTGCAAGGCAAGCTAAATCTTCGCAAGTTATCTCGACGTCATCGCGATGAATGTTTGGAATACATACAATACAATTTGGACAAGACCCTCGTTTTGCCACAACACAATTAATGCCATTGATAGAAAGCTTTTGACCGATAGGGAAGTCTGCTTCTATACTAGACTTTTTTACATTGATGATATCTTTGTTCTCATCCATGATTAATCCTCCTTTTCTTTTAAGTAACGAAGGTATAGCTGACAGTTGTCGCAATCGGAATTGCATCTGTAACTATACTCGTTGGCACAAGCCATAAATAATTCACTTCTTTTCATAAGCGTCCCGATAACAAATAAATAAGTCGTAAATCATTTTCTCGCAAGCCTCCATGTCTTCCAGCACATCCCTCATGCGATATGGTGCTCCGTTCTTTCCATGGCCCTCGTTGTCTAACCATAAATATGTTTCACTGTCAGCATCAAATTCTACGTAACGCTGGTGGATGCTGTTGATCAATTCTTCAGCACTTTCAAATGGTCCGGTTGATATCGAGAAGTCTTGATCTGCAGGTGAACGTCTTGAAAAGAGCAATCCTTTCCCATTCGTGTATTCCTCTTCGGTGACAGTCCAGGAATCAGACTCTGCTATTTTTATTAATTCTTCTATTTCCATATTATTTTTAAAATTAAAGGTCGGGTGCCGTCTTTCCGAGCTGTCGCAAAATAAGAATATCAAACATTGTTTGTTATTTAATCCCGACCATTGATTAACGATGATTTTACTTAATTCTACATGTTTCACCTCCAATCTTATTAAGTTTAACTTCCATATCCTGTAAATCTGCCAACGGCAGAACTTACGCTTTCATTTGTTACAGACCCAGGCTTCAAGAAGTACTTGTAATGCGTGCTTCTCTCCAACCTCTCACTCCAACAGAAACCGAAAGCATCGAACTCCTTACCGCACCATTCATGACCGTAGTAGTATTCGCTGGCATGCACCTTCTGTTCCTTGCTGAGCTGCAAGAATAGTGCGCGACTCTTGCTAAGTTCCGTTGGGTTCTCCTTGAACTCCTTCTCGATTTGCTTACGCTTCTCGGTATATTCTGCCAGCTTCTGCTGGTACTCTTCCTCGCTATCGCAAAGATAATAGTCTGTGTCAGTCCAACGGCTATCCCAATAGGAATTGGAAGACTGATGTATATGATAAATATTCTTCATAATTGTATATTTTTATTGGAAGGTAGGCTGCCGTCTTTCCGGCTGCCAGATAAGAATAAGGTATCTAACTTGTGGGTGTCCTTACTACCCGTTATGTTAAACCTTACTTTTGCCTACCTTTATAATAAGTATATAAATCCATCATACTATTGTAGAACCACTGCCATGCGACAATCTCCTTCTGCTCTTTGGTAATATCCAGGGCATCAGTAATCATCTTTCTGCGCCAGTTTATCAGTCTGTCACATGACTGGATGATTCTTGCAATCATCACATGGGCGACATTCTCCATCATTACCGCCTCGCCATTTACCATCTTCAGGGCGTACTTTTCTGCAGCATCGTTCCAAAGGTCGTAGGCGACTGAATCATTATTGAGCATCAGATAGAGTTCTTCCATATCAGCAGTTCTTTTGTACTGAACCATTTCCTTTACAACCATAGCTATCTCCTTTCCAATGTTAAGTCTATCACGTATGGAAGAGTATGCTGTGGCATTTCTCCTAAATTGATGCAGTTGAATTGGCAGATACGTTTAATGGAAGCTTCTTCCTTTTCAACAACCTTGTAGATCAACTTAGGTTTAATTTGTTCTGTCAGCTCAACATTGAAGTAAGAGCAGTTCTCATCCATTGATATTCTCGTTGCAATAGCAACCAATCCGAAATCTGGGCTGAAGAACAGATACTTGCTGCCCGTAAAGATGGCATCTATTCTGTTCTTTGTATTTCCTGTCACTCTTATAACGTTCATAATTATTGTTCCATTAAATGTTTGACAAGTTCTTCTTTTGAAGAGAATATATCTCCAAGACTTTTACTTACATAGTTTCTGTCTATCTCTAGGATAACATAATTATTATTTAGTGCTGCTTTGAGACATCTTTCTATACGGTCGCGCTCACTGAAAGAATAATAATTTCGATAGCTTGTAGGGCACAAATTTGTACTCACTATATTGTATATTCTTTCACCTATATCTCTAGAATGATAATCAACATAAAGCTTTTTGTCATCTTCATAGTCTGAAAGAGATATAAGGACAATTCTACCCGAAACAATTTTGTTGTCCCTCATAATGAAGACCTGCTGCCCGATAGCGTACTTGCTCTGATATGTAGTAGCTAAATCGGAAAAGACTCGTCCACAATCCAGCTGGAAAACTGCATATAAAACGGTTCCATTATTGAAAGCTTCCAGGTAACGCTCTATCTTCTCGTTTTCTGTCGGCTCTCGTTCAGTGACGTTTCCATCGTCATCCGTAACCTCGACATCGTCATCAAAAGTGCCTTCATACTCGTTCCAAATAGAAAATTGCTCTTTTAGAGCATTGTATTTCATTATTTCTGAAATACTGTTGATCTTGATACCTACATATCCATTTCCGAAATTCTTTGTATTCATATTAACCCTCCAGACTATTAATGTATTCCTTACGTGCCTTTACAAAAAGCTTCTTCTTTCTGTCATCTGAAAGAAACTCCTTAACGGTATATCCCAAAGCGATGATACCATTTTCAAACTCAAAGGTAAGGCCACACTCATGATTGCCAAATTCATATTTCAAGGCATCCACCAAATTCTCATCGCTGCTCAGAAACTCCTCTGATTCCTTAACGGAACGCTCACCGAATACCAGAAATAAGTGGTAATCCTTTTTGAGGCAATAAGCACCGGCACCGATCGAACATATCTTTTCCAGGTCTTCCTTACTTGTGGTAAGCCCCCATTCAGCCATCATTTCCTTAAACTGCTTGTCTCCAAATGCAGCCTTCATTGGCAGCTTGCCAAACTCATCCTGCTGCTTTTTCTTGAACTCTTGGTATTTCATGCTTCTTTCTTTACTTTATAGTTATTAAATGGATCTACCATGTTTAGTAGCTCTGCGTTTCTGTTAGCTTCCTTTTCATCGGAGTAGTCTCCAAACTCTTCGGAAACATCACCTGTGGGGCAAATTCTTTCGATACAATATTTCATACAGCACCTTCCATCATTAAAAGTTTGTGTTCTTCTTCACTGTCACCAACATGACCATACAGAAGTCCGTCTTCTGTGTTTTGCCAATATTCGTGCGGTACAGAGTGCGAAGCAATACTTACCAACACTACAACATAGCCCAAAGACTTGATAAGATTGAAATTTGAATTTCTCATAATTATTCCCTTTCTATTTTTTAAGATTAAAATTGTATAATAACGCCAAATGGCTATCGTCTAACTCTCTCCAATCATCAACTGTGTCAAGATAAGCCTTGACTTTTGAAAGCGTAATTGGAACCGTTGGATAAGCAGAACAAAATCTGCGAAGCATGTACTCTGATAAAGATTCTTCCATAGCCTTCGAATTATTAATGATTACTATGCGTTAATGAGGTCTATCACATCAGAAGCATCAAAGTCATCCATACTATTGTATGTAACATAGAAATCTTCCTCATCGTCAGCAAGCAGACCTTCAGCCTCTTCCTTAAATTCATAAAAGTCCTCATCCGTGTCTTCATAATTCAATGCCTCTCGAATTATTGCCCACAACTTTCTCTGCTTTTCGTTAAGCGAGTTTACTTTTGTATTCATAATCTTTATAATTTTAATTGGTTCAACTTGTAAGGTAGGCTCTGAATAGTCAAAACTACTACCTTTTATCTATATGCAAAGGTACGAAAATTTTCTGATATATGCAAATATACTAACGATTATTTTAGTTAAAAATACTAAATTGTAGTACTTTATAACTATCTGATTATCAGAATGGTGCATCTGCTTCTTCTGGCTTTTCGAAAGGCACCTGTACATCTTCGTTGATTAAATTCGTCTTGAAAAAATTTGTCGTATTTTTGTTGAATCCCATAAAGAATTTGAACGTTCCGATATTACGTCCCTTGGCAACGTCTATCATAGCCGTTCCGTCAGTAGGATAATCGTCCTTGTTATCAAATGGGGCAGGGTACGCTCTGTTGTAATACTCTGCTCGATAGACTAGGATGACAACATCGGCAGCTTCTCCTATCTGTCCACTATCGCGCAGTCGGTTCAGATTCGGCTCCGGGCAGTTACTATCTCTAGACAACTGACTTAGGGCGATGATCCATATGTTCAGTTCCTTTGCGAGGTTCTTGAATCTTCGTGCGGCATCACCCATAGCCTGCTCCCTGCTGAAACTCGTACTCCTGGAGTTTACGTTAAGAATCTGCAAGTAATCAACTACGGCTCCGTCTATGTCCTTCTGCATCTTAAGCATTCGGATGGAAAGAAGAATAGAATCTATATTTGACGTGCTCTTGTCATCAAAGAATAAATTCTCTCCTGGCAACTTTCCTCTAGCATCATCAATCATCCTTATCTCGCTTGGCGCCAGACTGCCCGAATAGAGGATATTGTTGGCCGGGATGTTCGTCTTGGCAGAAAGCAGACGTGCAGTAAGCTGCTCCTTCGTCATTTCCATAGAGTAGAAAGCAACCTTTGCTCCGTTCTCGATGGCGTGTCTTGTCATGCAAAGTGCGAGGCTCGTCTTTCCCTGAGAAGTTTCGCCGGCAACGATAATCAAATCAGACTTCTGCAGACCTCCCTTTTCATCGAATCTCTCCATACCGGTCTTGGTTCCTGTCGTGACACCTCCAACGGTGGCATTCTTAACCATTATCTCGTTTAGACTATTCATTGCATCATCGAGCGTGAACACTCCATCTGCTTTCTCAAATACTCCTCCGATACTCTCTATAGCCTCTTGGTGGACATCTGCGGTCAGAATCTCTTCCGACAATCCAACCTTGGAAAGCTGCTGCCCGACAACCCAGAGTTTTCTTCTTCTACCAAGGTCCTGCAATCTGATGGCATGATATTCTACATGTGCAGATGATGCAATCTGTGCCGAAATGTTCATCAAGTCCAATGCTGTTACATTCGACTTCTGCTTACTGAGCTCGGCAGAAACAGATATGACATCTATCGGCATACCTTGCTTTCCCATATTATCAACAGCCTTCCATATATCCCTACACATGGGGTCGTAAAAACAGTCTTCATCTAGATACTGGCTTACTAGAGTGTATGCGGTAGGATCAACAAGAAGACTTCCGATAACATACTGCTCAGCCTTTGGGTCATTCACTAATGGCTGATTCTGATATGGTGATTGTTCTAAACTCATCTGAACGATACCTCCTCAAAACTTAAAATATCAAACATTTCGTGCATTCTATCTACAATTCTTGGGTCATCGTACTTCTGTCCGATGTCAATGGCCGTTAGGTTTGAACTGATAATCGTGGGCAGCATCTGCTCATAGCGATAGTCCAACAACTCGTCAAACGGCTTGTAGTGCATTCCGTAAGTGACTATCTCCGTTGGCTCAGCACCCAAATCGTCAATCAAGAGAAACTTAGTGTTCATGATTGCTCTGAACTCGTTTATGTCTTCGTGAATCATGTAAGCCATATCTCTAGCCTTGACGAATCGCGGATATTTGTCACCCTCGCAATAGCTAATCTTGTTTGAGTCCACAAGATGAACTAGCAAATCTCGAATAGCCTTTAGCATTGTAGTCTTGCCGTTTCCAATACTGCCGGGCATAAACAGCCCGTAAAAGTTTGTCTCTATAGTAAGAAAATCCCCGACTTTCGATATTGCTTCCTTTAGCTCGTCAGTGAAGACGAACGTTCTTTTTCTTTTCTCTACCTCTCGTTTGTAGGCATAGTAAAGAAAGTTCTTGACTTCTCTATTTTCCAACGGCAACTCCAAACCCCGACCTATACGCTGATGTGTCTTTGTGGTCTGGAGCTTTCCATCCTGTCTTTGTATTGTTTCCATTATCTGTTACGTTTTGTCTATGATTTTTCATTTCTGATACTATCTCGTTGTATTGAGAATCAATTTTGTTAACCGAAAAATTGTTCATTATCCAAGTCTTGTCGATACGACGCAGAAACTCTTCCAATGCCTTAAGCAAGCTCTCGTCATCTATCGGAAGCGGCACTGTTTTGTGACTTCTAGCAAAAGAAATCTTCTTTAGGATAGAGTTCATAGCCTTTGCATCCTTGGGTTGCCAATAATAGGCGGAGTCATAGAGTTCTTGGTAATACTTCTCGAATATTTGCCTTCCCTTGTGGCAGATAGTAAACTCCTTCGGTTTCGATTTCCTCGTGCGCGCGCTAGAAGGAGAAGATAATTTTATATTATCTTCCCGTTCCGTAGGAACGGAATATATATTCTTTGAAGGGTTTGGGGAACTTTCTTTGGACTCTGGCATTTGCTTAGCATTTGCTAGAGATTCGCTAGCATTTGCTAGAATATCTGTAGCATTTGCCAGAGAATTTGTAGCATTTGCTAGAGATTCGCTAGCATTTGCTTGGCATTTGCTAGAAGATTCCTTAGCATTTGCTACGAAATTTCTAGCCTTTGCTGCACCACCTGCACGACCGGCTCTAGCTCTAGCTTCGCTGACTTTTCTTGCCTGCTCGATAGTGTCTGAAAGTTCCTTAGAATAGAAATATTCTTCCTCAACCTCGAATAAATCAAAATCCTCAACTACAGATTGCACCACGGAAACATCAACACGCATCTCATAAGCTATCATAGAATAATCCTTTGACAGCTTATGATCCTCGTCTTCCTCCAATAGTTGCATAAGAGCAACGTAGATGCCGTAGGCAGCTATGCCGTGCTTCACCCTTGCTCTCATTACTTCTGGAGAATCACTATTTCTGATGCAATTATATTTCATAATCTTATTGGTTCAAGTCCTCGTTCTTAATGAAGCATATCTTACCTCGCTTTATACTATTTGCCAGGGAGTCAACTTCGGTCTGTAACTTACTGTAAACAGCACTTTGCTGCTTAGAGATAAAATTGTGGATAGAAGGGCTAATCTTTAAAGCGATAAAAGCCATCCCCTCCAAAATCTTAAACTCACGATACAACACACCTGCCGACTTGAACTGCTTGTCCAAGCCTACCAAGAACGTTCTGTAGTCCTTGATTCCTTCAAAATCTCTAAGAAATTCTGTCTCTTCCATATTGTATAATATTTTATTTATAACTATATTGTTTCTCCTTAATGCAAAATTACGAATTTTATCTGATATATGCAAAAGAATTAACTTAAATATTCAAAAATACCGAAATATATTTAGATATATATTTGGCTATATCAATTTTTTTTAGTACTTTTGCAGTAAGTTTTTTCCATTATATTCTGTAAAAGAATATTGTATGGGTTTCTCTTTAGCCTGCTGGCGAGCAGGCTTTTTTTATTGGGATTTATTTGGCAATTTGAAAATAATTCATTACCTTTGCAAACAAATCCCTTTGAAGTATAATCTTTATAGGATTTTAATTGGTTCAAGTCCTCGGTGTTGTGAAACACTGGGGACTTATATTTTTTACAGATTAACGGTGATACCTTTCTCATAACTCAGTCTCTTTACTTCATTAGTATAATACTTAATCATTTTCTCCAACTCATCGTCATCCCATTTCTTGATGGAGTGAGCACGCTCTCGCAGGGTGGAAAATCGGGAAACACCAATCTTCTTTATCAGATTCTCCTGGTAGTATATAAGATGGTCTGACTTCACTCTGTTGCACCCGATACATTCTGCATTGCAGTTATCTTCATCAAATCTGGTGGCCATGTTGGAACGTCCGAAGAAATGACCGCAATCAAGCTCTCGGTACGGCTTTATCTTTCCGCAGCTGATACATTGTCCCATGCCGCTTGGCATGCAGTCTCTCAGACGTATATACAATGCAAACACCTTGTCTAGTCTCTTGACTAAATCAGGCTTACTCTTCTTTCTCCTTTTGGGAGCAGAAGGAGATTTCTTCTTTTTCTTATAAATTGGAAACATTTCTTTTGAATTTACATGTAACATATTTGTCCGTCATGTTCGCAAAATCAACACATAAACGGCAAGCTAAACTTCCTACATAAATTGGTTCTTGTGTAAATACTCCCTTTCTGCAATGCGGACAGAGAGTTAAATACTCAGTTCCTAATGCGGAATCTCTTTGCTTATATTCAATAAGCTCATTTAGAACGCTCATATTAGTACGACATTAGTTAATTGTGTTCCTCTGGAATACACCGCCCATTTCGTGGTTCCTGGAGGTCTGCTAATAAAGAGGTCTGCGACATTTCCGAACCGGCTATAGTTTCCCGACAAGTCAACTATCCACCCGTCCTTTCCTTCAAAAGGTCTGATAGCGCGGCCTACCATCTGATAGTAGAGCCCGAGAGATTTCGTCGGGCGTGCCAAAACAACGGTGTCTAGGGCAGGGTAGTCGAATCCCGTAGTCAGTACACCTACATTGGCAACAACCTTTATTTCTCTCCTCTTGAATCCTTCGAGAATGGCTTCACGCTCCTTTTTTGGTGTCTCTCCTGTCACGATGGCGGCATTGACTCCGAGTGATTGGAGTTTATCAACCAACTGCCTGGCCTCCCTTGTGAAAGCGGTAAATACAAGTACTCCCTTTCTGGGAATACCGCTTTTAGGCTGCAGAACCTTGACTACTGTGTTTGATAACTTATCGTAGAATCCGCTACGCTCATACTCTGCGAGGAGACTTCTTTCATCATAATCTGCACCGGTGGAGTTGCTTCTGACTCTTCTTAAATCCAATGTCGTCAAATCGTAATAATGCAAGTCTGCGAGATAACCTTTAGAAAGCAGTTCTCCAATCTGACAACAATAGATGACCTTTGAAAATATTCTAGGTCTTACTCTCGTGAGGAACTTCAAGATGGAACCTCCTTCGGCACGATCAAGACGGTATGGCGTGGCTGTTAATCCAACAACCTGTCTGTTCTTCGCTTCTATGAACTCCTTGTACTGCCCAGCTTTAGAGTTTACGTAATGGCAATTATGAACGATTACCCCATCATCAAATGTGCGATGATTCTTATCATACCTTCCATTGCATATAATGTACGTATGGTCATTCTCTACTTCCATATTATACACATCTTTTTTCCCAAGATAAAGCTTTCTCATTAATACTGTACCGCCAAGACTATTGAAATTGGTATTCCATGTATATGAGCCAGCCTTGCTTCTATAGGCACTATGAAGTTTGTACGACATTGAAGGATGCACATATTGAGCTATTAATGAGCTGAGAACTCTAACTCCATTCTTTCTAATCCCTACATAGTTGTAGGTTTTATGTGTGGATGAACTTTTAGATTCTCTAGCCTCGCAATCAATACCCATTTCCCTTAGTTTATCTGCAAGTCGAGTTGTAAGTTCCAAAGATTCTGCTACGGCGCAGATTGTAGCGCCATTTTCTTCTTTTCCTAAACATCCGTCATCCATATAAAGAATAGCTAAAGATTTCGGATTAAGAGCGTCAATAGCAGCCTTCTTTGTACATTCTTCATCTTCTATTATCATACTATGAGAGTTGAAACGATAAATCGTCGTGCTCGAATATCCTTGCTTATCAACTTTTTGAATATCTTTGATGTTCATAAGCAAAGCTTTCCATAAAAGGTAGTCTTTCTGCTTTTCACCTTGCACAAATCTTAAGCGATTGACATTCTTTGTCTTTCTAAGAGTATCTAAATTCCCATCTCCTAATAGACTACCATGAATAAAGTCAATTTGGTCGTCATTTGGGATAGGGAAAGAATAACCTCCATAATTATTCGTGCACAAAACCACACTTCCCTCTTTTAGCATGCCTATTGGCACAAAGCCATAAGGTGTAAGTACAGGATGATTGTCTGTAGCTTCGATAGTCTTCTTGCAGAACATGTATTTATATACATCTTTCTTTCCATTGCAGCGTATTTCTAGAATTTTGTTTTTGTTTACTTTCTTGCTAACGGCATTGTAAGAAAGAACTAGTGGCAATCTTACTCCTCTTTTAAACTCTTTATATAAAGTGCCAATTTTTCTTTTCCCATTTTCCGTACTAACATATTGATCATGCGGGAAGCACTCATCAATTATGATGTTCTTGAAACAATCGAAGTCTGACATATGGTTCATTACGCTTCCGATGGTGGCAAAGGTTATTCTGTTTATATCCTTACACTCTACAGAGGCACTATAGCAACCGCAATCGAAGATACCATAGCTTTGCAGCTTGGCAAAGTTCTGCTGAAGAATTTCCTTACTAGGTTGAAATACTAACAGCGGCCCTTCCAGACGAGAGGCGATATCTGCTATCACCAAGCTCTTTCCTGCACCCGTAGGCAGGATAACCAATCCGTTCTTGTCAGCCTTGCTAGTGAACAGCCTTACGGCTGCATCACTAGCTTGCTTTTGATAATTTCTAAGAGTGTACTTCATTACTCGCCGAATGGTAATTCATCATCGTCATCATCTGAAGACTGCTCTGGTTGAGCTTCTTCTTTTGGCTGCTCCTCTTCCGGGAACTCCAATCCGAAGACCTCTTTCATGCTCTCACGATTCTTGACCTCATTTGCCCAAATCTCAGAACGGTCCGGGATAGCATAAGCCTTTGCAAGTAAGAACTTCTCGGTATTTGCATCCCAATTATATACGAGATAGTAACCTGCCAATGCAATACAGAACACGTTCTTCGACTTAAGACGCATATCAACAGTTCCCTGGCGCACCTCAGCAGCGTACTTGGCTACTTCCATAAGGACAGAAGCATAAGCCTCTTCTGCATCCTTCTTCATCTTCTTGGCTTTTTCCAAAGCTTCCTCCAACTCCAGCTTGCGAGCTGGCACCACGTTCTCTTCGAGTGTGCAATACTCCTCTCTGATGTTCTTCTTCTCGAACTCATCGAGGAAACGTGTAACCAACTCGTTGTCAGGGAAGGTCGCCGTGAAGTGCTTTCCGACAAACTTAAGGATGTCTGCCTTATTCTTCAAAGGCTTCTCTCCGCAAAGGTTCTCCTCGGTCAAAGCAAGGAAGTCCAACTCCATTGGGAACATGTCTTTTACACCTTCCTCCAATACAAACTCAATGTTCTCAGGAACATAATTTTTCAAATCTGATTTCATAATTATAAATACTTTTCATATAATGCTATCTGTTTCTGAGCTTCAAGCAAGGCTGCTTCTTCATTAGGCTCGGGTATATACAACCCTGCAACCATACTTGAATAGTTCCGAAACTTCTCAATAGCGTCTGTTAATTCTTTTGTGTCAAGGTCAGCCGTGCTTCTCCAATAAGTTACAGGCTGTCCTCTTCTATTTGTTCTCTGCTTCGCAAAGATTTCTCTGTTCACTATCTGCTTGAAAATGTTATACTTCACATATTCTTCATCGTAGCCGAACTCTGATGCGAAATACTGAAGGCACACATGCAGATAGCTGTTTTGGGCGAGGGAACGTGGACGGTGTTTTTTCTTCACCTCCACGATAAAACCCTTTCCGCTTTTCAGGGCATCCATGTAAAGGCCATTGCAATAGTCCTTGTAGTCTGCCCTGTCCTTGTCATTGTTGAGATTGAAAATCATAACTAGAATGGCAAATCATCATCTTTGCCCGGCTGCGGTGCCGGTGACTGAACTCCTTGCGGCTGCGGTGGTGGAGGTGCTTGCTGCTGCGTCTGGACACCTCTCTGATACTTTTCTATCTTGTAACCCGAAATGGTATTGAAATACTTTACCGGGTCATTTGCACTCTTCTGATACTTGGTACCTTGAAGAGCAAAAGATATAGTAACAATCTCGCCAACTGCAAAATCAGCAGGATCATCTACATGCTTTCCGCTGAACTCAAAACTTGGGTAGTTCTCGTACACCTCTCCGAAGTTTGAGTGTGTACAGTTAAGAACCACAACTCTCTTTTTGAACGGCTCTCCACCGCTCTTGCTGGGTATTTCCTCGACATTGCCGATGAGCAATACCCTTCCTGTCATTGTATTAGCCATCTGATTCTGTTAATGGTAAATATGGTAATAATTCTCTCATTTCTACCCATTTGAGGAAGTCACGCAATAATGCATGGTTTTTGTCTTCCATCCCTGGATATCTGTAACAAGTGATTGCTGGCTCATAAGGAGTAAGCTTGAGACCTCTCACGTCTCCCTTGTGCTTATCCTTATTGTAGCCCTCAAAGACAAACAAGTCAAAATGGAACACATCAGCTTCAAACAACTCTAGGTAAAGCTGCCATTGGCAACTATCTATATAGTCTTTGTCTGATACCGGTCCGTACTTAGTCTTGATGTCTCTTATCTCTAGTCCGTCAATCATATCGGCACATCCCGTGATAACGGCATTGCCAAAATCCTTGTATTCACGAACCTCATGAAAGGCGCCAGGATGCTCATTTCTGTATTTCAAAGCAACCTTGCATTGTGGAATGTCGAGAATCGCTTCACCTTCATCAAAGACGAACCTTCTTCCTTTTGGAACGGGTTCTGTCTTATCTTTCTTATAATAGGTGAAATGGCGAACACCTTCCGGCTCCTTGAAGCAATGGGGACTGCCAGTCTCCACGATGGAGTGAAAGGCAGTTCCTATTCTTGTGTAATCGTTGCCCTCAAACTTCTTAGTGATATTGTCTATAACGTCCTGCTCTGTAACATAAGCATATTCGCCAGACATATACCGTCTGAAGCTCTCTAGCTGGGTAACTCTAATCAAAGGCTTCATCATGCTGCATCCTCATGCTTGACGAACTTCTTGCCCTTCTTGTCAAAGTCAATGCCTTTGACAGCAAGTTCCTTGATCATCTGATTCATGAATGCCTTCTGATGAATCTTGTTCAATCCGTGGGCAACCTCGATGAGAGCATTTGCATCATCTACAGTCTCCACGGCTGCAAGCTTCTTTCGGGCATCATCAACGGCTTCCTGCGCCTTAGCCTGAGCGTCTGACTTATTCACGATGGCTTTCTTCACCTTCTTAATGATGTCTGCCATGCAAGTGTCAAACTCCTCTGTTCCGTAAGCTGGAATCCAAGTGTCCTGCAGGTCTGCAACATTCTTACCAACACGATTGTCCTGTGGCTCGAACTTGATGACGCGATTGCCGTTCTCCTTGCAGATGTAACCTACCTGGTCCGCAATACGGATGAGCAAGTCTTTGCTCTGTCCTGTACAGTCTGGAGAATGCTTGATGTAATCTCCTTCCTGTGTCTCCTTGTCGTGACAGATGAAGATGATGTCTGAATTGTTTGAACGGAGAATGCCGACAAACTGCTTGAACAATTCTCCCATCACGCCATATCGTTTCAATGAGTTAGTTCCCAGTTTAGGGTCTTGCTGAATAGCAAAAGCGTTGAGATAGTCATCGAGCATAGCCTTGGCTGTGTCTACTACGATGGTCTTACACTCACTGATCAATCCTGGCTTCCAAACCTGCTTGCCATCCTCAACAACATAGGAACCGATAACCTCAGCATTGTAGATGTCTTCCCAACGTGAAGCCGTGACAACAATGTCTGGACGCTGAACGGCACGGTCAAAGCCTCGGTCGGTGTCGATGAGTAAAGGACTGTTGGCTGTGGTAGCCAAAGATGTCTTACCGGTACCTGGAGTACCATAAAGTACGATAATCACTGGACGCTCTGTAACAACGTCATTCTTTCTAATAATTGGCATAAACTAATATTTAATTGTTAAACAAATTGTTCTTATTTGCATAGGTGATAAACTCAGAGAGCTTATGTATTCCTAGTTTCACATACACAGACTTGACGTGCTGATGTATTGTGTTCGGGGAGTTGAATAGCTCGGCTGCCGCCTCCTGCTCGCTTCGTCCCTCATAAAGCAGTTTCATCACGCGCAACTCCGCAGTAGAAAGATTAGCATTAAACCTTGGCATACAGACGATGCTATCATAAGGGCATTCACCACGCATTGGACATTCGACCTTCTCGAAGTTGAACCTTCCATCCTTATCAACATTGACGACATCAAAAGCCGTAGTGTCGAGTCGACAAAAGTTGCATTTGCAAAATCGACGCATCATGAGATACTGATAATAACTCTCGTTAGGTGCGCTCTTGGAGTAAATCTTCTCCAACGCCTTGTATGCTTCCGGATAGCAAGCGCGAACCTTTTCCAGGATGTATTTCACCAGCTCTGTATGTGTCTCATCGACCATGAAGTTCTTTCCGTCTGACGTCTTACACCATAGCTCATCCTCGAACATATAGAACTCTAATCCTTCCATAAGTCCTCCTCGCTAATGCCTGTTAGCTCACACAATACTTCTACATGGATGTGCTGCTGTGGCTTCATACCATATAGAACCCAATTCCTAACTGTCTGCTCGGTAACCTTGCAGCGTCTAGCGACTTCCGTGATGAAGTCGTATCGCGGGGCACTTCTCATCGGTAACCCCTGATAATAACCTTTTAAGGTCATTTTTTGAGATTTTTCCTCAAAAGTGTTTGATGTTTGAATATTTTCCATTATCTTTGCACTATGTTTTATATCTTTATGCAAAGATACAAATATATTCTGATATATGCAAATATATCGAAAAGATTTAGTCAAAATTAACAAATTTATACAGATATGTTCAAATATAAAGAATTTAGAAGAGCTCACGGACTATTTCAGTCTAAGCTTGCAGAAATTATGGGGATTTCCCAATCTAACATTTCGAGATACGAAACAGAGGGTATAGATCCTACACCTGCGCAGTTTCAGAAACTATACGATGAGTATGGAGAAGAAAATGTCAAGGCTTTCGAGGTAGAACCTTCTCAACTCGTTAATGCAGAGAATAATGTAAACTGTGGCTCTGGAAATCAGAACAACGGAATCCAAAGTAATGCTGATTTAGTAGAAATTATAAAGAGGCAGACTGAGATGATAGCAAAGCATATCGAAAAACAAGATGATATAAATGTACGTCTCATGAATCTTCTTGAAAAATTAACTTTGAAATGAAACTGAATATTCCCGATTGTGCCCTGGATATTAGCGACAGGTTCTTCAAAGCACTTGATGTTCTCAAAGAACAGAGAAAAATTAAAGGCTTACAGACTTTTACAAAAGAGTTTGGTTTGAACTATGGTAACATGAATACTCTAAAGCATAACAGAGATAAGCGTACTTTTCGTATAGAGTATCTTGCTTACCTCGCTGAAGGGTATGGTGTATCATGCGAGTGGCTACTGCTTGGAACCGGTCCCATGTTTACACAAACGTGTTCCAAAAGCGAAGAATCTCAGAACCTTTGA